TCGACAGAGGGCGGATAGAAGTTGTTGGCGGCGGCGAAATAGAGCTGATATTCGACGCCCTTTTCCAGCACGATGTTTCCCATGTCCAGCACTACATCATTATAGCCTTTGACAAGGTCGATGGACTTGTCTACTAGGGCGGTCTCGGTGCCGTACTTGCGCAGGACGGTGCGCATTTTGCCCGGCATATAACCCTTGACGCGGAATCCCAGCGAGCGGAGCGGCAGGCCCGCTTTCTTAGCAGTCAGCGGCATGAAGAACTCGGACTTGGCGGGATAAGTGTCCCACGCAGGGATGTCGCCGGAAGTATTAAGCGCCGTCACGACCAAAATCGGGTCGATAGGAAGTTTCACTCCGACAATGTCAGCAAGCTCTTTCATGCCCTGTTCGATTCGTGCATAGTCAGTGTAACTGAGCGCTCCTTTCATACCGGAGGCCCACTCCTGCTGTTCAGCCGTTGTCCATGTGCCGGTTCTGGCTTTGGCTGTTAGCTCTTTGACCCGGTCTACATCTGCCTGCGTTCGGTCTGTAATCCACTTTGCCATACAATCACCTCTTAAAAAATCAGTTTGCCTTTAGCGTCAATGGAAAGAGACTTTGGAACGGTAAATGCGGGGTGAACGACATTGTCATATTTACGAGGACCCTCGTCATTCGTAGCATAAGAAATCGTCTCTGCGTTGCCATTCACTTGTAACGTAGAATCATACGCGACGTATGCGTTTACAAGTTTGCTGACCAGCAGAGGTCGCCAGTACTTGTTGGCGCTTGAGCTTGTGCCAGCAATATCATAGAGCATCTGAAGCGAGTACAGATAAGGAGTTCTTGTCCAAATGGAACGCCCTCTCTCAGAACCCTCTATATCGGATGCAAGCATTGTCTTCAGGATTTCAGATGCATTTTGCAATGGAGTGCCTTCGTTGTGCTTATAACTTGGGCTGCTAGTCGTCCAATTCGGGGCATCAGAACCTTCCGTGTCGTATCCAAACTCATGGTTGGAAAGAAGGAAAACACTTTCGGCCATCGTGGATACCCTGCTGCTACCAGAGCTACAGTAAGAATCGGAAAAGCCCGGGGTGTAGTAAATGGTTGTCTTGTTGATAGCTTGCTTTTGAGCGTAACTGAACGAGTTGAAGTAGTCGTTGTTGAGCCAGCTGCTTACGCTGCTACTGGCGTAAGTAGACCATGTAGAATCCCAAGCCATGATAGCCGCGTAGTGTTTTCGAACCAGAAGAGTTCGTCCGGCTCCGTTCAGCTTGCTTTCGTAGTCGTGCTTCGCAACGATGAACTCCGCCACGTTGCCGCCCTCGTCCATAAGAACGGTTTCGCCCTCTGCAACATCAAACAGGTTGTACGATGTTGTAATGAAAGAACATTTCGCGGAGACGTTGCCCACAAAAGCAGTGACAACAGCCTTGCCCGGGGAGTTCCACTTGACTTGACAAGTGGATTTTCCCTGTGCGTTTGTCAGAACATGAAGGGAGACAATTCCTTCGGGAGAAGCTGCCCAGTTGATTTTAGGAGAATCAATGGTAGCGGGGGATAGGGTAGCGGAAAGAACAACGGAATCACCCCAGTCAAGCTGTTCGCTGACATGGTCAAGAGACAAAGCCTGAGCATCTGCCATCATGTACCCCTCTACAGTACCTTTGAAGCACCCATTGAAGGTGTATTTTGCATTAGTCACCAGCAAAACAGCGTCGTAATTGAACTGATGGTGAATCTTTACCATATCAAGAGCGTCAACGATAGGGCTTGCCCGATAAGTAAGAGAAGCCTTGCGGCGATTAGAAAGGACTCCATAAGACTCCGTAAGGGCATTTCTGGATTTTGCAAGGATGTCCTTTGTGAGCATAACATTGCTCAGAGTCTGACTCACGCCTTTGCCCGAAGGGTTTTCGGGATAAGCGTAGGTAACGCCACCTGCGGTGGTCACTACATTGAGCATATTTTGAGCAAAGGTGATTTCCGGCCAAGAATAATTGTTCAGCACCGGAATATCCAATACCGAGTCAGAGGCGACAGAACCGTACACACGGTTAATCTTTATTACGCCATCGCGAGTCTGGTACAGAGCCATTCCGGCCGCATTGGCCGCAAGCTGCAAAATATCGGAATTGTGATAAGCAGACCCATCGCTCGTGATGTCAGTGGAGTAGTCTTTCAGTTCATCAGAGATTTCCGCTGTGATTCCATCTGCTTCGAGCTGCTCCAGTGCATCATAGCACATCTCATAGAGCGTGCCGTATTTTCTTCCGGTGTACTTCGTGCTGGACAGATATAGGAAAGCGTCTCGCGCCTGAAAGGACGCTTCAATGCTGTTGGCGGGGACGCTCCACTCTGACAGGAAGAACATTCCTCCGCTCACCCATTCGGTCTTCCCGTCAACATCCATTCCATAACGAACAGTGACAGGTTGGCGCTCATAGATGTACTTGTAAATCCCTTGAGGGTTCACAGAGTCCCATGTACGGTCGCTGTTATCGAGGCTAAAGGAAATCGACTCCTGAGAAAGCTGACCGGAGATAGGGTCTCTTGCGGAAGAATGGCTGTAGGACAAGATTTTGGTCTTGTCAAACACCAGATACCTTCCGATTTTCACTTGCTCGACCCTTACTCGGCGGTTAGGGAGACACCACTTCAGCACCTCAATCTCTACGGCATCAAACCCAGAAAGCTCTACATCAACATCAGAACGGACGGATTTGTTTCCGTTTACGGTCACAGTTTTTAACCTGTTAGTCCCAAGATATGCGCTGACCGAAAAATCTGTAGCGTATTCTTCAAATACCGTAGACCAGCAAATTGAAACGCCGGGAATCGAGGACTTGCTCTCACTCGGAAGTTCAAGCCGAATAACAGGATGGTTTGAATCGTCAAAAATCTTGGCGCTCAAAAAACCAGTAGTTCCATACGGAGGGGAAGAAGGAACAATGGCGCAACTTCCGTCAAGAACAGTGAGATTAAGCTCTCCTGTGGAATACCTTGAAATGGAAGCGTTATTGGAAAGCGCAATACTGTGAAAGGTAGAGAACGGGGCTGCCGATGACGTGACGATGGTAGCTTTTTTATTGATGCCCGGCTCAGTGATTCCGCAGGTAATCTCCACAAAAGATTCCGGAACGAGGGTTTCGTTAAATTTTTCTTTCCACTTATCGGAGACTTCAACCATGTGTCATACCTCCACAAGAGAAAGTTTGCACCCTGTCCATCCCATCACGCCACCGGTTTTCGGCCCTCTGCGCCACATACCGCCGGTGCGGTCGGAGACATACATCTGACGAGTGGTATAACCAGCTGTGGCTTGGTTATAGAATTTAACAGTGCAGTAAAAATTCGTGGTAAAAAGGCTCAAGATGTCGGCCCACTGCCGCGCGGTGAGGTAGTTCCATGACATGGAGACCTTTGCTACATCATGCCGAACGACAGAACCAACAACTTTGCCCTGAACATTTCGGCCAGAGTCCACAATCGTGCTAGTCGTTCCCTCATAAGAGGATGGTTCCGGTAGCTCTACGCCATTCACCGTAACCAGTGCAGGAATATTAGCCATCTGAACCATCCTTTCTTAATAGGAATAAACTTCAGTACCCATAATAGACACACCACGTTCTTTCTGGGTCTTTTCAACAGAAGTGGTGAGCTGCTTGCCGTCAAGGTACACTCTTACATCTCTTCCATCAGAGATTTCCTCTCCATACCGCTGCCAGATGTCGAGGAATGCGTTGTAGCAGCCGTTGTACACAGCATCTCTCATCTCTTCGGAGTTCCCACTTGCGGCAGAATAGGTGCCACTATACGAGCCAGACCCATAGGTAGAGTCATAACTAGATGTGCCAGCATACTGAGAGCTGTCGCTATAGTTAGAACTGCTGATACTGCCAATAATGCCTGCGATAGCGGCGGCAATCGCCACGCCACCGGCAACCATTGCCCAGCCGGTAGGAATGCCAAGCGCGGACAACGTGCCACCGATTGCCTCCAGCATGGCGGTAAAAGCGCCGCCAATCGTAGTAATCAAACCAGCTACGCCAGCAAGCATTTTCGGGAACTGGCTCAGTAGGCCACCAGACAAGCCTTTACTGATTGCAAGCGCTGCGGTCGAGAGCGGAGTCTTCGATTTAGTGAACACGCTGGTAATGTTCTCGACCATCTTTGCCGTATTTTGTGTGGCAGCGCCAAAATTCTGAGTCAGTGCGCTCACCAGATTTTTGCCAATGGTAGCAGCGGTATTCAGCAGAGAAGAAGCTTGACTTTTCAGTTCTTTGCTCAGTCTGCCAAGCAAATCGCTTGCAACGGACTTAACGCGTTTACGCTGCTCATCGCCCATAGCGCCCCAAATGCTAGCGGCAATGGTAGTGCCAACTGTTTTCCAATCGCCACTTTGCGCAGCCTGAATGAAGGTCTGCACCGTACCGAAGAAGTTGGTTTTGAGGTTGTTGTCGAGTTCGGCCCACTTAGAGTCTAGCCCGGAAATGATGCCGTTGACGTAGCTTGTGCCGCAGTCAATGCCATAGTTCGCCATCTCCTCGCCTTTGACCTTGGTGGCGTCTACGAGTTTATTCATAGCATCGTTGACATAACCGAGGGAGCCAGTGATACCGTTTGCAAAGCCTTGAACGACGTAGCCGCCAATTCCTTCAAACCACTTAGAGGGAGAGTGAATATCAAGTTCATCTTGAGCGGTTTTCTTGATTCCATCGGTCAACTGTTTGGTCGCGTCATTTGACACATTGGTGTTCCCCGTGATGCCCTTCGTGATGCCATCAATAATGTTTTTGCCGACGCTTAACGGATTAAACTTAGAAACTTTATCAATCAGTTCTCCGAACCACGTTACAGCGTCTTTGATCCCATTGATTACATCGGCAATCAAGAGAACAAATTTTTCCGCAAAGTTTCCATTGGCGGCGATGGCAAGGCGGTCTGATTCGTCTACGCCTTTAATAATCCATCCAATAAACACGCCCATGTCGTGGATAACTTGCGCAAGAGACGCGATTGCACCTTCAAGAAAATTTCCATTCATCTGGATGTCGAGCATTTCCGTTTCAGAAACGCCATTTTGAATCCATCCGATAAGAATTGCAAAATCATTGATAAGATTTCCGAGAGCAGTTATGATGTCTGCCACTGTTTCGGCCGCAATCGTGCCGAAATTTACGAAAGCATCGTGCCAATCAGATTTCAGCTGAAATGCTTCTGCTTCGCTTTCGCTGCCAAGACCACGCACGGCGACAGAGACGGCTTCAAAGCCAAGAACTGCAAGGCCAGCAACGGGATGCCCGCTAATAGTCAAACCGATTCCGATAAGCGTCATGACCAAATCGCCCAAATCGAGGTCAAGGTCTTTGACGACTTTTTGAATTGTCTCGAATGCAGTAGAGATTTTTCCCTGCCATTCTTCAGGAATCAAATTCCAAATCGCTTGGCCGAGATTAGAAAGAGCTTCTTTTAGCCATTTGATAGACTCGCCAAGTTTCCCATCAGTCAAAGAAATATTCCAGCCTTGCGTAAACCCAAGACCCGCAAGGTAAATCAAATCTTTGATACGGGCTAAACCTTGCCGGAAATTTTCGCTGTTTTGATAAAGTTGAACAAATCGACCAACGATAAGGGCGACTGTCCCGGCTACTAGAAGTAGCTCTGGATTAAGACCACCAACGATTTTCCCGAGCTTGTATGCCCAATCATGAGTGTCTTTCAACGCAGTAAGAAGTGCATTCCCGATAGCCCATGCGGCAAAACCGGCGCCGATAGCAGCAACAATAGGAGCAAGTTTGCGTAGCTTTTCCTTGATTTCATCCACAGCGTTGCCGACATAGTCCTTGAACATATCATAGCCGGACAGGTCTACATCGCCCAAGATGTTGCCAGCAGATGCGCCGCTGCCAGAACCGGAACTCCCCTGTGTGGGGTCAATTATGTTCAACTCATCAAAACCCATCGTGTAGTCTTTGAGGGCTTTGGCGGCTTTCTTTGTCGAATCGGTTGTTTCGTCCATTGCGTCACCGATGCCGCCAACACTGTCAGCACTTTTGGCAAAGTCAGTGAGCACGACTTTTACGCCCATCAGCTTTGCCACCCACTGAACGAACTCCCGGATAAGTTCAACTGCCGCAATCAGAGGAGGAAGAATGGATTTCAAAGCAGGGTAAAGCAAAGAGCCGACATCTCGCGCAAGACCAGACAACTGTGCTTTCAGAACGCGAATCATATTCGCAGGACTGGAGAGCGTCCGAGCAAAATCGCCTTGTGCATCGGTGGTCTGCTTTAAAATTGCAATGTATCTCAAGGTAGCTTTATCTGCCTGAGAAAGCGTGGAAACCTGCTTATTAAAGCCAAGCGCAAGAAGTTCTTGCTGAAGTCTTGCTTGAGAAATATCAACGCCAAGCTGAAGCATTGGCTCAAGTTCGCCAGCCATAGCCGAACGAATCTTCGTAAACGCTTGCGAAATAGGAATATTTTTTAGCGAAGAAAGGTCATAGCCTAACTGGGTAAGGCTTTTAGACAAAGTATATGCTTGCTCTTTTGCAAGTCCGAAACTCTTTGTCATGCTATAAATGTTCGCCATAGCGTTCATGGCTTCTGACGGGTCGATTCCAAGCAATTGTTCCATCTTGTCAATGAAACCGCTCGCTTCGTTTGTCATGTCACCCATCGATACGCCAAACATATTAGCCGCTTCGTAGAAATCGTTAAACTTCGCAACAGCGTTGCCAAGATAATCAGCAATTGCTTTCAACGAAACCAACTTTGCCATGTTTCGCATAAAGCCGTTCATCTGATTGGACAGACTGAGATAGCTCTTACGCTGCTTTTCGTTGGCTGCGGTCACGCGGTTTGCCTGTGTGACCACTTTGCTCAACTGCGGTGGGAGCTTTGAAAAGGCGTTGCCTACTTTGTCAAGCTGAGATGCAAGGGGAGTAAGGGCAGTAGAAATCTTCTGACAAGAGCTTGCAAAAGAATCAAGGTCTGTCGCTTTCAGTTTGTCGGTCAGGTCAGGAACCTTTCCAATCGCATTAAAAGCACTGCCAAGAGCTTTAAGGTTCGATGCGTCCAGAATGGACAGCGGAGCCAAAGCGTTAGTGAGCTGAGTAATGCTTCCAGACATGGAGTAAAAATCCACGCCGTTTAAGCCAGACACAGCCGCAGGAATCTTCTTGATTGCATTCACGACCGTGTTGATGCTCTTCGCGTTTGCAGTCGTGTTGATGTTGGAAAGCCCGTTCAAAAAGCTGGTGATTTTGTCCAGACCGGACATTCCAGCGGATGCCTGTTTCAGCGTTGCAATAGAACTAGCCAGCTTGTCAAGGCTGTTCACAACCTTCGTGACGTTGCCCTTTGTACGCAAATTAGAAATGGCGGCAGTAAGCTTGTCGATATTAAGCTCTGCGCCCTGCGATTCCGCAGAAATCTCTACGGATAAGCTCGTAATATCAACATCAGCCATCACTACCACCATCACTTTCCATCATAGAGAACATCATTCTCTTGATTCGCTCCTGCGCCTCAACTGCGCGTTGGTATTCATACTCGTCTTTCTCCTTTTGAGTAAGGGGAATCGGTCTATCCATATACTTAATGGGCTTAGACCCTTTCTTTCGGAACATATTGCCAACCGTAGAGGAAAGCGCAGATGCCATGTAAAAGCCATTTCTCCACGCTTCTGTGTTGGCTCTGCGTTCCCGTAGCTCCTCTGCGTCACGGTAGACCTTCGCCAACCAGACATCGCCGTACCAGAACTGGTCATAGGTCATGCCGATGGAGATGTAATAGGCTTCTACATCGTGGAACAGCTTGGAGAAGGAGAATGGCTCTCCCTCTCCGTCTGTTTCTTGAGATTGTGCAGTTACACAATCTCCCACGTTGCGTTTTTTGCGGTCTTGTCCTCAGTGTCAGTTGCCAGCAGGGACTTAGAAGCGTCCATAAACATCTCAAGCAGAACGCCCATCAGGTCTTCCTTATCCTCGATGTGCTGGAACATCTCGTCCACAACCTTGCGCTTGATGCCCTTGTTCCGTGCGATGAAAGCGCCGTAGAACAAAGCGCGAGAGTTGGACAGCAGATTGGTCATCTGGGTGTACTGGCCAATCTGAAAACCTGCACGTTCGGTAGCTTCCACGCTGTCACGGGTGAAGGTCAGCTCATAAGTGTTCTTACCATCGGGGGAATGAAAGTTGATAACCTTAGCAGCCATAATAAATGCTCTCCTTTATAAATAGGGGCAGAACCAAATCCGTTGTTCAGTTCTGCCCGGTTTGATTGATTCGATTTTTGCGGATTAGCCACCATTGACAGTCAAGGTCTCGCTGAAATCAGGCTTCTTGGTGAAGATGCAGTTGATGGTCATTTCCACAACCTCGTCCACGCCAAAGCCAGACAAACCAACCTGATGCATACCCTGCCAAGTGAAGCCGGAACCGTCCTGCATCTTCAGGGCGTAATACTTCACGGTGTTGCTCTCGGAAGTCTCATCGTAGCCAGCTTCCTTGACCTTCTTGTAGTCAGTCTTGTTGTAGTTGGCAGTAAAGGACTTGGTGTCACTCTGGATAATGCCGAAGATGTTGACCTGCATAGGGTCAGACAAGGTGGTGGCATCCAGAAGGTTCGGCTCGGAGATCAGGTCGGGTACATCCTTGATGTCGCACAGCTTCGTCAGAGCGGTTGCGCTGTCGCCACAATACAGGGTGGTATTCAAACCGGAGATAGCAGTACTCATAGAATGTTTACCTCCTTAGTTTCGGTAAATCATTCCGTCCTCTCCGATTGTTGCCCCATAGCTGCAATCAATCCGATAGACGGAATTGTTGTACAGCCCATTCAACGGGGCAAACGATTTTCGATAGAAATTGAGCGGTTCCAATACAGAATCCACGATGTCCACAATGGAACGTGCTTCTGCAATGCGTCCGCTTGTTTTGTTGGAATAGACACGCACACGCAGGGAAACGGCGGCATACTTGCTTCGTCTGGAAGAATCCTTGTGAGTTGGAACATTGTTGTTTTCCTCTATCTGCACACACGGAAACTTCTTGACGTTGCTGTCATTGATTTCGCCAGTAACGAAGATGACTGGAACTTGCTTTCGCAGCTCCTTAGCAACAGCCGTAAAGATAGAATTGAAATAATCAATCAACTATTCCAAACCTCCCTCCACGTTGCTTCGACCTGAGAAGCCATTTCTTCAACAGCTCCCCACATAGCCATAGCCGGTTCATTACCATCGGTGTAATTCAACTGGCCCTTGCCGGGAACGGTATCTACATAGGTTCCGGCATTGCCGGGATCGCCGTAGTAGTACCAACGTCTGCCAGCGCCCTTGCCTTGACCGTAGGAACCGTGCGCTCCAACGCCGGGCGGCAGCTCGCCGCCATATCCGTTGTGGTGTGCACCAGTGCCAAACTCGATAAAAGCAACCGACTTGCCCTCTGCAATAATGGAACAGGCGGCTCCGTTCTGCTCAACATGGCAAGAAACATCGTTGCTACCAGCATACTGTGCGTTCGCAAAACGAACTTTTGCCACGTCAAGCCCTTTGTCAGCCAACGCCTTTGCAAACTCCTGCGCCTTTTTGTTCAGGGTGGCTTTGTACTCCTGTATCTGACGTTCCGCATCACGAAGTCCGGCATCGCTCAACCTCACTTTAATTTTCACTTGCAGCCACCTCTTTCAGCGCATACTTCGTGTCTGTGATATGCTCTGCGACCTTGACCACGATGTAATTGAAGGGCTTTGAAACGTCCGTCTGAAACCAGACGTGCGTACCTTCATAAAGCGGTGTGTTGCGCTTTTTGCTGGACGAGCTGACAATATAGCTGTAATCCGTGAACGCGCCGAAAGGGTTTGCTTCCGCAGAACCAGTAGGGGGGCTGACATTCAGCATCAGTTTTGCGGGTTCACTCCACGATTCGTATGCGGATTCGCCAGTCTCGTTTCCCCACTCGTCCACAACAGGCGTTTTCTCGCCGACCGGGTTTGAATACCACAGCGGGCGTTTATCCAGCGGGCTCCCATTGAACATCAGCCAATAACACCTACTCTCGGAACCACTTCATTCAGCAGGGACTGCGCCACATCGGAACTTTCCCACACACGAGTAATGCCGTTGTTGGTATAGCTCGTCTGTCCGTTTGCGCCGATGTGATTGTACAGTTCCGCTGCAATACGTATCTGCAACGACTGATACTGCAAGGGCAACTCATCCGGTCTGTTGCCGAAGGGGTAGCCCTGTGCAAATATCTTGTCTTTGGCGAAATCAAGCAGCAGGTCGAAGAGTGGGTAGTCCTCGTCCGTGATTTCACGGTCAAGTGCAGGGGCGATGTACTGCCCCAGTTTGACTGCCGCTTCGGAATACTGGTCTCCCATGCTGCTTTCCTCCTTTCGCCTTAGTAGGCCTTGATGCAGTACACAGCGTCCATGCGCTCAAAGGACGGCAGGACGATTTCAGAGACGTAGATGTTGGTGTTGACAGGATGCACGGTCTGCTCGGTGGTAACAGCAACGCCAGTGTTCACAACGGAAACCTGTGCGTTGGAGATGCCAGCCATCAGGTCGGCTTCCTCAGGGGTGGCAACATAGTACATATTGCCCAGAGAGCCAGAAGGAGCCAGAACGACATAGCCATCAGGCAAATACTTTTCGGCAGCAGCGGTCTCCTCCGGCTTGTACATCTTGTCGTACAGATGGATGCGAATGCCGGATGCACTTTCGATAACAGAACGTGCTTCGGAATCAACCAGAACGGCGGTGGCGGTTTTCATAACCGTCAGGAACCGGTTCTTGATTTCATCCGCAGCAATCATCTTGTGGAAAGTGTTGGTGTTCATGTAGGCATCGGTGATAATCTCACCAGTGTTTGCCAGCACGGTGTTTGCGGCAGTAGTCATCGTGGCGATGGGGGTTGCAGTAGTAGGAGCATCCCACTTCTCCTTAGTAGCCAGAGCCTTGTAATTGGACTGCTGCCAAGTGCCGTTAGGGTCGTAATCGTAGATGTAACTCACGCCGTTGGATTCGATGGAGATGCCGGGCTTACCAGTCTTAGGAGCCAGAAGCTGCCACACCATTCGCTCAGGCACAATGCGAGCACCGGTAATAAGCTGTGCGGTATCATCGTAGACACGATTGATAACGTCTGCCGCAAACTCCTGATTAGTAGCCAGAACAGAGATAATCTTGCGGCGGTCTTCCTCGTCAATGTGAGTACCCTCACGGAAGAACGGCATACTGGTCTCGGTCATCTTGATGCCTTGGCGAGTACGGAACGTAGCCTTAGTATCGAACACGCTAGGCTTCAGCGAAACGCCAACGCCCTTGTGACCACGCAGCCACTTCAGTTCCATGCTGACCTTCTTACGGGCAGGGAACAGAGCATCAGAAGCATAAGGCTGCGCATTGGTCGGGTCATTCGTCCAATAGGCGGCAATCGCAGCAGGGGAGAAGATTTCATTCAGATTCAGTGCCATAATTTAGTCCTCCTTACTCGCTCTTTGCGCCAACATCGGTACGGCAGAAAACGGCGGGAACAGCCTTTTTCAGAGCGGCAATATCGTTTGCAGAATAGGCAAAGCCAGACAGCTTTGCCTTGTCCACATCAATAACGCCCTGAATCAGCAGTGCGCCATTGGGGTTGACGGCAGGGTCAACAGTGTGCAGCAGAATGCCAATGGCATCGGTAGCTGCATCAGCAGCACTGGTGCCAGTAGTGGCAGCAGCTTTCAGACCAGTCTTTGCCATAGGATAACCAGCCGGAACAGCATTGGTCTCCTTGACGGTAAAGGGAATGGCAACGTAGGTATCAGCAGCCAGAATAGTGCTTTCAGGAGCCGATACCGGAGTATTGGTGTACTTCATGTTTTCCTCCTTAATGGAAAGCAGTCATTGCGTCACTCGATGCCTTGTTTGCGTCTGCACGCTCCTTCGCAAAGCGTTTAGCAAAGGAAACACCTGCGCTATCTGCGCCGTCACCATTGCCATCCGCACCCGGAGGTGTGGGCATATCCTTCAGCAGAGAAGCCTTGTATGCCGTGTCATGTGCGGTCATAAACTCCGACTGGAACTTAAACACCTTGTCCATGTCACCGTCAGCCAGTGCAGATGCAGCCTTGTTGGCAAGTTCAGCGTCATAACCCTGTGCAACAAACTTTTCACGGTAAGATGCAAGGGTCTTTTCCTTGACGAGGTTCTCCTTGTCGGCAGTCAGGGCTTCAATCTGTTTCTGCATCTCTGCCAGCCTGTCAGCCTGTTCCTGCGCAGCATTCTCGTCATCGGTACGCTTTGCCTTGAGCTGCTTTTTGTACTCGGCAGCTTCGCCATTGGCTTTTGTCACGGCGTTGCGCAGCTTCTCGACCTCTGCGCTAGGGTCTGCAACCTTTTCAAGCGCAGAAATGATTTCATCGGCGGTCATGCCCTCTTTGTAGGCATCACCAAGTAACGCTTTGTAGTTCATATTGTTAATTTCCTCCTGCGTTTTTTTACCGTTGCTTCCCTGCAACGCTGCGAAATTTGTATCCCGGCTTCCCTGCCGGAATATGCAAAGGGTTATTCGCCCTCTGTTTCTTTATTGCTATCGGTAGACTGCTTGTCTCGGCTTCGGTGCTTTCCCATCCTCGCCCAGCTTGCCAGCGGCAATCAAGAACGGTTTGCTCATTTCGTAAGCAGCCTGCGGGTCAGGGAACAGACCGGGCGTTGTGAACGCCAACTGCGGGTCAATGCTCTGGCTAAGCATCTGTGCGAAAATCTGAACCTTGCTCTGCTGGTTATCGTACTGACGGCGGGGCAGTTTGATGTTGATGTCACTTGCCATCAGCTTAGAGCCAGCCGTATCACGCAGGATTTTCAGCATTACAGACAAGCTTTGGCGTTCCGAGAACTTGAACATATTCTCATACTGCTGCGCCCTTGCTTCGGTGTGATTCCAACCGTTACGAACGATAACTGCGCCCACGTTGTCAGACGTTGCGTTTTCACTGCCAGTGGCACTAGGCATAGCAGTCAGGCTGCGGTACACGTTCAACATGGAATCAAGCAAGGTCTGGCTCTGCTGCTGGTCAAGCTCGTTTGCAAGCTGTGCGACCGAAGCTGGCTGACCGGAAGATGACTTCAGGCACATTGCGCCCATAGCCTTAACAGCTTTTAAGGCTTCTTCGTCCACAAGGCAGTTGGTAAACACCATGATGGACTGAATGAACTGTGCCACGCCGTCCAGACGGTTGCTTTCAAGGTCGTTGATGGCATCCAGCACAGGGATAGCCGGTTCAAACAGACCCATGCGCTCCGGGTTGAGCTTGTATTCGACCATCGGAAGCATCCCCAGAGAATGGCTTTCAGATTTTGTGATCTTGCCGTTGTCGATTTCAAAGTACTGGTTTGGCGTGTACACGCAAATCAGGTCGTTCAGGTCATTCTGATAATTGCGCGGGATATGCAGCACGTTGGCAATCGGCTTGTGACCGATGCCGGAGTTGTAAATCACATACGCCATGTCCGGGTCGGGAACGTCCACCAGCAGGGGTGTTTCGTCCGGGTAGTTACCGCCATACCCCTTGTCAGGAAGAACAATGCGGTATCCCTGTCCGCACTCCAACATCCACTGCCAGAGCCGCCGATCAAGCGCGTCCTTGCCCTCATACTGCAAGGCGTTAGACAGCCGGGCGATTTCCTCGCCGTCACCTGTTGCCGTTTCAGACCGCACATAAGAGCACGGCGTACCGCTCATATAGCCTGTGTAGAAGCCCACACACTCGTTGGCGTGGTTCTCTACAATGCGGTTCGTGATTTCAGCGTGATATTCCTTCGTGCGGAGGAGAACAGGCTGACTGCCCAAGTAGTAATTGTGCAAGAAGCGAATCTCATTCTTGTTCAGCAGATGAATAGGCTCTGCCTTGCCCATGACCACTTTCAGCACGTTCTCCCGATTGATTTCCGTCTCCGGCGTTTCAATCGGTCTGCGTCCGGTCAGCGGATTATTCAAAAAACCGCCAACGACCATCTGATACTCAGCCATGCGTTCCTCCTTTCCGGCAAAATAAAAAGCGCAGCAAGACAAACCTGTTAAGGTCTATCTCACTGCGCCAAAACTGCGCTTCAAAAGCTATTTACTTTTCCGGTGGATGGATGATTTTCACCCATCCTTCCCTTGTATCTCCTTCGATAACGCCCTTGCATCTGTCGCACTTGAAATGGTATCGTCCGTCTACTTCGCCAAGATAGCGGTTGCAGCGGACGTTCTTATAGATTGGATTCTGCCTGATACAAGGGCAACAGATTCTAACTAGCATGAGCACTCCTTTCGTTGAATTTCTGGAAACAGGCTGTTTAGCACAGACCTGTCAGAAGCTACTGGGAAACTGTTCGCACTACCAGTCATGCTAGGCTCTGACTTGTCGGGTGTCAAAAGCCACGATTGCCCCGACTGGAGCAAATCGCTGATGGACACAGAAGATGGATTTGAACCACCGACCTTCGGGCTATGAACCCGACGAGCTACAAGACTGCTCCACTCTGTGTCATGTACCCGGCTTAATTCATCGTTGCTCTTTGAAATGGTAAAATGTCACAAAACCCATTTCATCGAGAGCCGGGAATAACGATTGGAGGTTGTAAAAGGAAAATTTCCATGAAAACAGAAGTGAATCGTTGTGCTGCGTAACGGAATCGAACCGTTGCTTGCCAGCCGTGGGGGAGACAGACTGGCATTCCCCAAACAATTGGAAACGCAACATATAAAGCCCGGTGAAGGCGAAAGAGTGAGAAAACCTCCACCGGTGAAAGGAGGAATATGCTTGTTGACACGCACGCGAGTAAAATGACAAAACCTCGCGTGCAAGCTATTCCTTTAAGGGAAGTTGCAAAACTTCCTGCGTACATTATAAGCCTTGTCAAGTGATGAAATCAAATAAATAGACCCAGCGAACACAATATATTGTGTTTTTAATCAAAAAGGCCTCTTGACAGGCTCGATTTTACTGATTCCGTTATACAATTCATCGGCAAGCTGCGCCAGACTGTCTGGTGCATCATCGTGCGGAACTTTGCCAAGCTGCGTGAACATCGTGACTTGTTCCATGAATGCCTTGTACTCTTTTGACTGGTGTTTTTCGTCAAGGAAGTAGAATCGTTTGATGTCCGGCGCATACTGAATAATTCTGGACAGCTTGCTTTGACCACTTGGCGCACGCTGGCTACGAACAGAGCAGTGATAGCCCTGCTGCCGGAGCTGGCTGTCTACCACATCACAATATTCATCGCCGCCGTTGTTGGCTTCTCCGCGCACCACGTTAATTTTGTGCTGGATGATTTTGCCCACGACTTCCGGTCTGGTCACGGTCTTGTCGCCGTTATTGAACACAAGGTCAGGAATGAACACGGCATCACCGTACACATAAGCAATAGGGCAGGCGGTGAAGTCGCCGCCACCCCATGCAATATCCATGACCATGAGCTTGCGATCAGGCTCTCCATCAGGCAGAACGCCGTTGAAATACCGCAGTTCATCGGCAGGGAACAGCAGACCTTCACGCACATAAGGCTTGCCCATGTACTTTGCCCACCATGTTGCATCGTCAATGCTGGCTTTCATATCGGCATAGTAGGCATCGTCAAAGCCAACGCCATAATCATAATTGAAATTGCTGTGTCCGTTCTCGTCCACCGCAGGAATTACCCGGAATCTGTACTTTGGATTGTCCGCATACTGGTTCTGGATGCGCCCCAGAGGGTCAAGCACGTTCCAGCGTGTACCAACCATCAGCTCCAATGCGCCTTGCTTTTTACGGTCTTTCAGCTGGTTCAAATAGGCATCGTACTTGTTGTTCAGACGCTCAACATTCAAGCTTTCCTCCAAGTCTTCAATCAAGTCATCGCTGTACAGAACACCGCCCTCACCAATTTCAACAGCACCAGTCAGCGTACCGCCGATTGAGCGGCAAGTCAGGGTGGGGAAACGCTTCTTTCGGTTCAGATCAACGCTTTCGTCCTTTGCGCTCTTGTCCACAAGCTGAACGTCAGGGAAGATTTTGCCCCAGTTGTAGGTCACAGGGTCAGTGATGATGGACAGCACTTCGCCATAGAAGCCGTTAGTCAGCTTGTCAGAATGTCCGCTCATGACCGATGCAACGTCCGGGCGGTTGCCCATCAGCCATGTGATGAAAAAGATGCACAGCGTACTGTTATGGGTAGAAATCAGCCGTTTGCCAGCGCAATATACGCCGCCCTCAACCTGAATGCAGTTGCCCTGCTTCGGCTCGATGCGCTCAAACCCGCAAAATGCCACACGGCGAGGTTTGGAGAACTCCTTTAACTGCTTGCGAGGAACAACGCAGGGAATAGGGCAGGTAGGATTAAAAGAGATGGAATAAACCGTCAGATTTCCTTTAATGCCACTAGATGATACACGAGGTGGATATTCAACCACGCTACATCTCCATCCAAAGGTAGAAACCAGCGTGACAAAATCATCTCTCATTTGAAGCTCTGTGGTAGAAAAAGCGTACCGATGCTCTTTTGCCCGTAACGTACCGTCTGTATCGAGCAGCCCAGCAAGCAATTCCATGCGCTGTGCAATGCTGGCTGTAAAGTATTCTTCTGGGATGTGCTTCACGCAGCGGCGGTGACTATGGCACATATCGCCTTTTTGGAGTGCCTGTCGCAAGCCAGAGAATCCGTAGTACTCAACGCCAGTATCCTTATGGACAGTGTGCCAGCTAACAGGGTATCCATCGTTAATAACACGCTCAACAATCACTCGATCACAAGGAGGTTCGCAAATATCCGGGTGCTGATTGCGACCATCGCCAAGCCATGCGCCCAATGTGTACGGCTCAACAGGCAGTTTCTTATATTCTCCCTCAACAAAATTTTTGAACGGAACCTGATAACAGAATCTTATGCCATCTTTTGTATCGGTAACATAATCCTCCATCATCCGCTTGGTTTCGATTACATCAAATCCGTTCTTATGCCGGTTAAAGACCGGCCACTCGTGGTTTTCGTGGCAGTCAATGTATGTGCCGTCAGAGAAATGGCATCGCACATCAAGCTGGCACTTAGGAGATACAGCCAGCACCTTTACAAACTTGCCTTTTGGACTGATAACTTCATCACCAACCTGCAAATCGCCGTGATTCTTCCAGCCGTTTCGCGTAAGAATTGGTGTATCATCACTCAAAGCCTTACCTACGCGAGCCGGAAGACTGACCCCCAAGAAATCTATCCGCTTATAGAACAAGTCCTCTAGGTCGTCTGCCAGCACTTTTAGCACTCTGCGTCTGGGCTGATAGAACTTCTTCTCCGGCGCACGATTCCATTCAAGGTAGATGCAATAGCTGTCAAACACATCTTTCGCTTCAAACAGGTACGTCCGGCTGATAATATCATAGACCTTTGCCACGTCCTCGCCTGTTTTCATCTTGCCCATCATGGCTGCACAGACAGAGCGCAGTTCGCCAGAGTATTTGTAGGCATCGAACCGCTTGTCTTGCGGCAGAGCGTCCCTCAAGTTCACGACCGCCTGAAACCAGTCCTCATAGACCTGTGCTTCGGTCGGATTCTGTTTTGCATACGCTTTGATGCTGTCGATGATGGCAATGCACTGTTTTGGCTGCATAAAAAATAGGCACCCCCTACCTGAAAATGTAAAGAGTGCCTACAACTGCACAAAAATAAAATATTCGGTTTTATAATTTCACTTCAGAAAATTATTTACTAAAATCCATCTTAATAAATGGGTTGCACAGTTTATTTGACTTCTTCTGCAAGCTGGTTGAGCCTGCGTTTCAACTCGTTTGCATCATAGTACAAAGCGTCTGCAATGGCATTGAGAATGTCGGGCTTGTCGGTGTAATCGCACAGCGTTTCAATGAGTTTCAAGCTCTGTTCTGACAATTTTGCGGTTTTCATGCTATTTCCCCTTTCTAATTTGGTTTTATTCTAGGTTGCGAACAATGTCAACTGAAAATATCACAAAACGCACCTCGCAACCACAACTACGATGAAGAACCCGGTAAGCAATCCAACGACTGCCCCCGCAAGCCAGTCATACGAGTTTCTGTTGTTCCACTTATCCATAGGCTCTTGCTCCTTTCACCTGTTCTGTTCAGCAATCCGATACCATGTCTGGCGGGTCACACCAAGCTGCTTGGCAGCATCGGTGACGGTCAAAAGATTTTGCGAAACCTTTTCGTAAAGTTCCTTATACAAAGAAAAATTATAAGAGGTTGGTTTTCTTCCCTTATATTTCCCAGCGGCCTTTGCCTTTGCAATTCCATCAAGAAATCTTCTCTTATATTCGGTTTTATCTTCTTCTGCGTCAATAATCGGATAGCCTTTTTCCTTCAGCTTATATTTTGTCGAAATTTCCATTGCTCTTGCAACATCTCTAGGCAATTCATCAGAGATTTTCAGAGTGACGCATTCGTACTTATCCAAAAACTGTTTGAATGTCTCGCTCCTCTTTTTAATGTCTTTGTATCTTCCTTTTCTGCCCATGCCAACATAAAATGGCGTGAGTTCTTTGTGTTCAATGAAAAACCAGATATACACGCAATAATGTTTTTCATCTTCTGACAACTTTTCCATTTGCTTTTCAAAGTCCATATTTTCTCCTTTGTTATTGCGGACTCCCAAAAGAAATGGTATAATACTTATACTACCATTTCTTTCTGTTGATGGATTAGTGGTGGTCACTTTGGCGGTAGTTCTGTGGTGGGACTGCCGCCTTTTCTATTAAAAACTGCAATCGCAATTTTTACAAAATAGGTTCCTGCTTTCCTTTTACCCATTCATCACTTTTACCGTAACGGTAATAGCCCTCATAGGTCTTTCTGTTTCCAAGAATGGATTGAATTGTGCTAGATGTAAACGGCTTTCCATTTCTGCCGCAGTAACCTTCTTCATTCAATTTGTCCGCTACGCCACGAATTGTATTGCCAGCATCACGCAATTCAAAAGCACGACGAACAATTATCGCTTCATCTTCTTTGATCGAAAGTTCACCATCCTTAACCTCGTACCCCATAGGAGCCTTGCCGCCGCTATAGCCGCCACTTGCAGCCTTAATGGCTCTGCCGCTAGAAGTCCTTTTCGTGATGTTCTCACGCTCCATTTGAGCGCAGCAAAGGGTAAAAGCTTCAAGCATTGTAGAAAAAACTCCCATTTTCCCAAAATCTTCCGCAACGCTAATAAGAGAAATCTCTTTTTTGAGCAGAAGCATCTTGTAATAATAATAAACGTTGATATCTCTTGCAACTCGATCACTTTTTGCAACAACAACCGCTTCATATGGAGGATTAGAAACATCGCCATACACAATACTGTCAAATCCCGGCCTTTCCTTTGCGCCAGATTCGCCAGCATCAGTAAACCACTTGATGATATTCATATCATTCTTGCGGCAGTATTCTTCGATTTGCTCTTTCTGGGCTTCCATTCCGAATTTATCTTCGCCACATTGCCCATCCGTGGAAACTCTGACATACGCAGCCACATTCTTCATTTTTACCAGCTCTCTTTCTTGACCCTATTATACACCATGTACGTTTAATCGTCAAGAGAAAGTTTGCGTATTTTTAGCTTTTTACTATCAATAGGGTGGTCAAAGGGCTGTAAACTTTTTCGTTGCTTTACAAACTGTATACTTGAATAGTAGCCTTACGAATTATCGAAAAATAATTTTCAAGTTACTATAACTAGGGTAAACTAATCCGTTTACGAAAGTACTATCAAATAACGTAAATTTACGTTAGAATGAGTAAAAATCAGAAATATCTGATGCAAATTATACAAATTGGGCTGTTGACAACTATATACAAAGCGTCTATAATCTAAGACAGCAGAACACACGATGAATCAGCCAACAACGGTAGATTTATCCTTTGTGGCATAAAAAATAGGCCGTCAGTATACCGACCAAAGTAGCACTGACGACCTATTCCACCACAAAACAGAAGCTGCGCAACCAAGGGCGCAGTCTCGGTTTCTGTCAATTATTATAGCAGAAGCAGACCGCTTCTGCAATAGAAAGGAGCAAAAAACATGAACTTTCCCACGACAACCGAAGAATTTCTGAAAACCCTCGCACACGGCAAAGAGCCGACCAGCGAGGACAGGGATTACGCAGAAGCGCTGGGCAAGCTGTCCGAACTGAACTACCGGGCAGGGTACGAAGCGGGAGCGACCAAAAATAAGGGCTGAGTTTTGTGCAAAACGTAGAAAGTAGTTTGTCAAGATGAACGAACACTAAATGTTGTGTTTCGTTGGTCTATTTCCGCTTGACTTTACTACATTTTGCAATTACACTTAATGCACCTCAAAGAAAGGAGATAAAAATATGGCAAGAAGTCCCTACATCGAAGCATACCGTCATCAGGTGGCAGTTGGCTTTACTGATCGTCAGTATGAGTTGCTGGTGGAGCACTGCAAGAAGTGCCGCGTGTCACTGTCACAGGCCGTCCGCGATGCCTACCTTGAGAAGTATCCCATGCCCGATGAAAACGAAAAATGATACGTCCGCTGAAGTTTGGCGACAGAAGCGAACGTATCATAACACATCCAGAGAGTATAGACCCTCTTTGGGCTATTATACCAGAGATGGCCTGCTCTCGCAAGATAGAAAGGCTAAATTTCTATGAATAATAATCTTGAAACCATCCGAATCTTCTCCGAAGATGTTATCCCCGTGTACGACACCGACACTGGCGAAAAGGTTGTGCTGGGTCGAGAACTGCACGAGCGGCTCAAAATCAAGACCGCATACAAAGACTGGTTCCCTCGTATGTGCGAGTATGGTTTTGTCGAAGGTACGGACTATTCATTGGTCGCTCAAAAATGCGCAACCAATAATCCGAAGAATCCGTATACTACTCGTACAGAACACGTTATCACTTTGGACATGGCGAAGCACATTGCAATGATTCAGCGGACACCGCAGGGTATGGAAATTCGCCAGAAGCTGATTGACCTTGAGAAGAACGTACAGGTCAACCAGTTCGCAGGACTGTCTAAGGAACTGCAAGCAATCCTTGTGATCGACCAGCGCACTATGAAGCAAGAGCAGCGCATTTCCGCTCTTGAGAACACCATGACCATTGATTACAACCAGCAGCGTGTGTTGAAGCGTGTTGTGAACACGGTAGTTATCGACGCTCTTGGTGGCATGGACAGCCCGGCCTACAAGAGCCGTAGCGTCTCTCAGAAGCTGTTCATGGAATGCAACCGGGACATTCAGGACTGGTTCAATGTGAACAGCAGAAACAACGTGCCGAAGAAGCGGTTTGATGAAGCTGTCGAGTACATCAAGAAGTGGAGACCGTGTGCAAACTCCGTTATGTTGGTTCAGGTCACGAACGGTCAGACCCAGATGCCCATGTGAAAGGAGAACAACTATGCTTACCGCAGATAAGATTCAGGATATGAAGGAATACCTCAACTACGCTTTCGAGACCATGCTGAAACTCTGGCGCACCGTTGACTACGGCGAGTGCGTCCACGAGCCTGTTATCGCTTGTGACGGAAAGGTTGTCGATAGCGGTCAGCTTTCCTTTGAACCGGACGAGAACGGCGAGATCGAGCCTGTTCTGCTCCGGGACAACAAGTGCATCATGCACGATGTAAAGTATTGGATTCCCCTGCCTAATGTTGAGTATCATCCCTATCACTCTGAAATTGTAAAGTAAACAGCCTATAAGAAAAGCCAGTGGTTAGAGAACATCTAGCCACTGGTTTTTTATGTTATGCGATTATTCCTCTACAAGGTCTGCGTACTTGACTTCAACTCGTGGCAGCTCATCAGTAGTGCTAGTCAATGCTCTGGTGATTTTTTCAAGCCCGGTGAACTCACCATAGACGGTGATAATATCATCGTCCAGAATCTTTACAGCATCGCCGCCACGCTTATCCAGCATATAATACTCGTCATCAGCATAGAAGCCATATCCGCTATTGTCCGTGTAAGTTCTCCATGCTTTCTCGCTGCCGGAGAAGTTTGCGTCAATAATCTGCGAGACCTTTACCTTGACTACAATCTTAGTCCCTTCATACTTTTCAGGATAGCGGCACAATTCCTTATAGTCCACAGTCTGGCACTCTGCCTTGTAATCATCCTCACTAATTTCAGGTACAACAGATGCAACGGAAGAAGCAGTGGATGTGCTTGCCTTAGATGTTGATTTACTGCTGCTTGCAGAGCCGTCAGAGCTACTACCAGAGCCGCCAATGGCAGACAGAACAATCAGTACGATAATAGCGATGAACCACCAGCGTTTGTAGATGGGCGGTTTATTCTTACCGCCACACTGAGGGCAGACCTTTGCACTTGCGGCAATCTCTGCGCCACAGTGCTTACATGTTGTCATTTTATTTTTAGCCATTGTAGATTCCTCCCTTTCAAGGCTTGTAAGGCAAGTATAACACAGAAGCCAGACCCTTTGTAGGGGTCTTTTTGTTTTTGCGGCGGAATTTTTGGATTGTGCATAGAGAGCAAGATTAAAACTTGTGCAAATCACTTCACTTTCTTCATCGGTCTGCCATTAGGAAGCTGCGGTGACTTGATGGCCTGTTCCCATGTCATTCCCTTCTTCTTCACTCTATAAGTAACGGTAGGGACAAGCAGCCCGTATTGTTCACACCATTCTGACAAAAATTTTGTTTCTCCATCCATCGTAATTGTCATGCCGTGTTTTTTGTAAAAGTCGGGTCTGTTGAACTCGCTTCGTGGACGCTGATTCGTCATCTGTTCTTTCATTGTCGCCCATCGACAGTTTTCGGGACAGTAATTGCCGTCATTGTTAATTCGGTCAATGCTTAACTCGTCACTATATCCATGAGATAATGCCCAATCTTGAAATGCCTTGTAATCGTCAATCCATTCATCGCAAATAGAAATTCCTCTTGCACCATAATATTTATAAGCAATCGACTTGGGATTATAGCATCTCTGGTGCATACCATACCAAATATTAGCGATTCGATGATTTACGCATCCGTATATTTTTGATTCCATCTTTCTTGCAACGCAATTAACGCCGCAAGACTTTGCCGTACCACCTGACAGCTCTACTGCTCGAACATTTTTGATGTTCCCGCAGTCGCACTTACAAGGGAATGTGCGGTTTTTCTTGTTATATGCGCCTATAATTTCAAGATGCCCAAATCTGCGACCAATCCAATCTTTGGAATCATATTTTCCATAATTAAAATTGCAAGGGCATTTTTCGGCAATGCCATCAACCACTTTCTTTCCAGAGCGTTGCGACTTCTTGTTGCATCTAGTGCATTCGCAAAGCCAGCCATTGCCGCCCAATGTTTCAAGCACTTTCCAAGTGCCAAACACCTGCCCAACATACTTTTCGTCATGGTATGGATACAGGCGAGAATATGTTTTTTGAGCATCGGCTTCTTTTTGTTTTTTTCGGATTTTTTCACGTTCTTCTCTTTCCGCTGCATTTTTTGCAAGTCTTACCGCCTTGCGTTCTTCTCTCATGCAAGCGCAATGCCCGGAGTTTCTTCCAGCAACATAATCCTTGCCGTTCCGGGTTGTTCTAATTGCTCCACAATGAACGCATTTCAACGTCCATATCTGTTTTGCCCCGTTCCTCATATCATCTGCGGGCTGAACGTCAATAACTTCAAAATCTCCATATACTTTTCCGATTCGCTCTTTATAGAAGCCATCGCACCATTTTTCAAGAGACCATTCAGATTTGTCCATGCAATCCTCCTTGTATCGTTATTTTCTTGTTCTATTATACCACTTTTTTATTGGAAGTACAATGTTTATTACACTATATGTGGGGTTTCTTTTATGTGGCAAGGATGGATGAAGTGTTCACCGGGCGGGGCTGGGCGGCGGCTATATACCCCGCCGGTGGAGACCACAGCCCTAGCGCACCCGGACAGACTGCACAGCACAGGCAGCAGGGCAGGCCGTGCGGGGACGATCGAAACGGAGGCAAGTGCTGGGGTGTGCAGTGCTTGTATGTTGCATATGCAACGTTTTTATATGCTTGTACGTTTAATCTTGAATATACTATTGACTTGTACGTTTAATCATGTATAATAGTAAATGTACAGAGGATGTACACCACCACACCACCACAAAACAGGAGGCCAAAACCATGAAACTAGAATTTAGAACCAAGAACACCGCATACGGGACGGCACATTATCTGTGCATTGACACTAACGCAAAAACCTTTTCCCGCGTCCCTGACGGCTGGGGATCTAAGGATGTGCCTATTGTAGCAAAGCGTGATATGGACACTATCAAGGCGCAAGCCATTGCAGACGGTTACGCGGAGGTATAAACAATGACAAGGAAGGACAGAGTGCAGATTGTGGGAAACGCAATCAACGAGTATCTGGCAGCCAAGCGCAGCGGAAACGATGACACAATCAAAACCGCCGTTAATGGCATGGAAAACGTTTATATTATGATGTGTAACTATTGTGTCCCCGGCGTTGAAACGCTCCGGGAGCTGATTGAAGGAGCAACAGCATGATGATCACTCTTGACTTTTCCCAGTGGGCTGCCCTCTGGTACGTGGGCGGCATAGCATCCGGCTTTCTTCTCTGCCTGGTCTGGCTCAACGACCGGGAAGAGAAGTAAGGAGGCAAGACAATGACAAAAGCATTTCGTGCAAAGCTGCTTAAAGCTGGCGCATTAGATACTGCAAAATATCGGTATGCTGTATATCACGGCCACGCCTACGACGTTATCAAACGAATTAAAAAAGCCGAAATCCGATCTTGGAACGCCGAAAACGACGAATATTGGGAATCTGTAGAATACATTTGTTATTAAGTGAGGTCTAACAATGACGTTATTTGAAGAAAAGGTGAACGAGTACCGCGAAAACAAGCGGCTTTTGGAAGAGCTTGAAGCAATGAACGAAAGCATTAAAGCAGATATTATCTGCATGATGCAGGGCGCGCCAGAAATGGCGCAGGGTACAGCAAAAGCCATTTACAAGGATGTTCAGAGTGTCCGACTGGATAGCAAGCTACTCAAGACGCTGCACCCGGATATTTACGCAGAGTGCAGCAGCAAGACAACCTATAAGCGCTTCAGCGTGGTATAGAGGGGATTATAACATGATTATGCAAATACATTTTGCAGGCGTTGGCCTGCCTTATACGTCCCGTAACAACACAGTGCCGAACATCCTGCAAGAGTATAGGCAAATAGAGCCAAATCTTGCACATGATGCCGTTGTAACGTTCACGGCTGCCAACGGCTGCACAGTTCGGCAAGACGCCGTTAGAAACTGGTACGTTTACACCGATAATACCCACGCCCCAAAAAAATATAGCTATCTTGCATCTGCGCTCAAATGTGCGGCCGTTGGGGGGTGCAATCTGTGATTTTATCTTGTATCCTGTTTTTCTTCTGGTTTTTTAGCGCGCTGTTTAAGGCAAGCAAGTAATGCCTACCGGATACTTTAGCGGGGCTGCACCGTAAAGCAACCTCGCCCCAGCCCAAAAGGGCGAAAAACTTTCTGCAAGTCCTGTTAATGGGGCTTGCGATATGGTACAATCTAGTTAATAAGACGGCAACAAGCCACAGGAGGGTTATTATTATGACTATTGTTATTAACAGCAACGGCGCATCTATCGACTATGACGCAGCGGTTGCGTTAATGGATGATGATTTGTGCGAGGAGGTAGCAGCAGACCTTGCACCCTGCACAGAGCAGGAGTTTTTCACCGAGTATTGCAAGCGGCACGCCGTCAAATTTGGCGCACCGTGGGAGCTTGATAAAAGCAACCCCACATACTAACACTATATTTCACCCCGCCCACGTGGCGGGGCTTTTCTTTTGCCTTGCATCGACACGATGCAGGGCTTTTGTTTTGTCCCGCTGCAATCAGCCCCATACAAGCATTTATAGCACGTTTTGTTTCGTTCATGCAGTTATACCGCCCACGCCGCAAAACAGCGCACAGGGCTTTACAGTGGCTTTTCCTGAGATTTTCCCCATTTAACCGCCCACGATACCAGACTGGCAAAAGCGGATATAACGCCGTCTGCGCCACGCTGGAGCGTATCACAACGCCGTAGCACATCCAGCACATACCAGATACCGGCGACCCGTCGGACGCTGTACAGGCCAGCACAGCCACGCTATTATAATAATGTATATAAGGGTGCAGCGGTGTGCCACTGTTATGGATCCATGCCAAACGGCGCAGCATACCGCAGACCATGCGAACCCGGCGGGGTCTCGATGCTTCCAACGCCCGGCGGCTTGCAATCTGGCACCGGTCAGCAGTCAGCCCGGCACCCTCCACCCGGCGGGGCAGTTCAGCAGCAGAGGGCGCGGCGGGCGACGCGGAACCATTGGCGGCTCTCGCCGCATTTTTTTCGGGCTTTCGCCCGATAGCTAATAGAGGTCAGCAATAGTCGCAGCGTTCCGGCTGGAATAGTCGTAGTTTCTCCAATAAAATAGTCGTAGAATAGTCGTAAAGTCGTCAGATGACTAGCTTTTGAAAGTCCTATATATCGTATATTAAAGAGTAGTCCGCTGATAGTCGTAGAGTAATAGTCGTAGCGTTTTCTTGCGAATCATCGTCAAATAGTCGTGTATTTTTTGTGTGAAATAGTCGTTTGCCTTTTAGAGAAAAAGAGATGCGATAGTCGCTAAGTCATCAGACATCCCAAAATCAATACGTGTCAAGACACCTGTCAATTTTAATCCCAATTACATTACCTCAAATTCTTTAACTATCGTACTTATTATAATAGTCGCAGACAATTACTCAATCTTTTTAACTATTATTTCGCTAGAATAGTCGTATCATCCGATTTAGTTCGTTTCTTTCCAATTTAATTACCGACAACTACAATCATATCATACCAACCAACTAGGACTATCCATTCGGAAAATACTTCAATACTTTTAACTATCTAATAAGACTATCCGACTGGTCAGTCGCTTTCAATTTGCAATCAACCGCTCATATCACTATGCAACATTTCTACATATTCAACCGACAACAAAATTACGTCAATTCTCCATGTGAAATAGTCGCAGACCATCCACCAGTCCGAACCTCACGCCGGTTCTCGCCTACGGTTTGCTCTGCTGGCTAACGGTGTAGCTTTGGAGATAGAGGGTTGTAGGGTGAAAGAACCTTTACAGGCGATTGAACTCTGGTTCGCTATACTGCTGCTTCTCCTGCTCCTTGTCAATCCACATATCAGCAAAGGCTTTCCAATTGGTGATAGGTTTTCCAGTCTTGGTCATCCAACCTGTTCCCTCATAGTAGTTCATAAACCTGCTGGCAAGCCTGTTCTCACATCCAGCATCCAAAAAATACTCGCTCACATCCTCGAAGTCCGGCGTGCTGGCGTTCCCATCGGGCGGGTCGCCCGCTTTCTTAATAACTTTTTTTCTTTTTTTTTCTTCTATATTAAGGAGGTGAACGATTGTTCCCCTCACAGGTGAAGTATCGTTCCCCTCAGAGGTGAATGATTGTTCACCTCCCTTTTTGCTCTTTGACGATTCTTCCGGCACTTTAACGTATATCTTATCGGGCTTGTTCTTTCCTTCACGCTTGCGCTCGATCAACCCGGCTTCTTCCAGTTCTTTCAGAGACTTCTTGACCCATCGTTCCGTGAATCCAGTATCGGCAGCAAGGTCTTTGACGGGATACACGATGTATACTCGCCCTAGCTGGTCAGCAAACTTTCCGCTTCTGTTTGCCCTCTGTGACGACCTTGCACGATTGAACAGGTAAACGTAAACAATTTTCTCTGTTGGGCTAACGTCAATAGTCGAGAGGAATCGAGGGTAGATCATGTACCCATTGACCTTTGTATTGGCTGTCAGGTATTCCATTTTCTTCTCCTGCAATAGTTGTAGACCTCTACAATGCGCTCACAGCACCGTAGAGCCGTGCCAGAGCCGTTTTCCGTGTTCAGTCGATAAGTTTGCCGTCTGACCGCTAAAAGCGTTTGTAGGGCTTCTGTGCGCGTATATGCAAAAGGCTGCCATTGCTGACAGCCCATGTGCTCAATCCATCCAAGTGTACTCTTGGAATCGTTGAATCTGCTTGTTAAGCGTAATGGGAAGGTCGCCTATCTCGCCTTCCTTGTTCTTGCTTAGTCGGAACAGGTACTTGTCGGGGTTATCGCCGGACAGAAGGATAATTGCATCTGCGTCCTGTTCAATCTGTCCGCTTTCTCGCAAGTCGGAGTTGGTAGGCGTTGCTCCGGGCTTGGATGGGTTTCGATTGAGCTGTGCCAATGCCACCACGACAATGCCTGTGGTCTGCGCCAACTCATGTAAGGCAATGGATATGGCTGTAATGGCAGCATATCTGTCTTTTGCACCTGTTTCGTGGATGAGTTGAAGATAGTCTACGAAGATGACCTGAGCCTTTTTACGAAGAGCCTGAGCCTTCATCCACGCCACGTTCTTTCCGGCAGCGGAGCGGATATATAGGGGCATCTTCATGTTCTTTGCCTGTCCGTCAATCTCATTCAAGCTGACCGCCTTATTTTTCACCGTGTCCAGAGGGCAGTATATTTGATTGGCCATCAGACGTGCGCCCAGCTTACGTTTGCTGGTTTCTAAGCTGAAATAGTACACGGTGTAGTTTTGCTTTGCCATGCTTGCTGCTATTTGCAGGGACAAGGCTGTCTTGCCCGCAGACGGTCTGCCGCCGATGATGATAAAATCACCCGGTGAGATGTGCAACGCTTCATCCAGACGCTCTAGGCCCGTCTTGATATACACAGGCTTCTCGTCCATGTGAAGTACATAGTCGTTCAGCACATCCTCGTATGTCCACGCATCTTCTTCCTCAGCTTTCAGGCTCATCGCTTCGCCCATCTGCTGGTAAATGTCTGATAGATCAGAATAGTCGGTAAGTTCGCTGGTCATCTGAAACGCCAGACCTTGCACACGAGTAAGCGCTGCCTGTTCTCTGATAAGCTGTGCCCAACGCTGCATCTGTTCCCTGTCAATTCGTACACACTCTGATTCGCAGGTTTGTACACACGCCAAGAGCGTCTGCGCTACGTCTGGATGCTGCGTGTTTATCTCGACTATATCTATCTTACCCCTAGCCGTCCAATAGCCCTGAACAGCCGCAAAAGCGTCTCTCAGCTCAGATCTGAACAAGTCAAGTTCAAGGTCTGGTATGATTTCATCCGCAACGCCCGGCTTGCAGAGCATCAGCGCACCGATAAATACCGTTTGAACGTCCATTGTCATAGTCTAGGAAACTCCATCTCCGTACTTTGCTCGTACTGGTCATCCTGTTTCAATGCGTAAATGTCCTGCCATCCGGCATAGATGCTCTGGTCGAGAATGGCTTTCCAGTCATGCCGATCAAACTTTTCCAGCTTGTTGCAGAGCATCTGCTTTGCCCGGTCTGTCATAGGCTTTTTGATTCTTGTACGCATCTGTGCGAACTCTCGCAGGGATTCCAACAGGGCTTTATCGCCATGAGCAAAGTCGGAGAAGATGTCAGGTTTCTTCTTGACTGCACTCTCCGGCAAGGTCTTGACGTTCGTCTGACTGTCAGTTGATACAATGGGTTCATCGTCATTTGACTTTGAACTCATAGATGAGTTGACCTTCATCTCATTTATGACATGAGGATGAGCCGACTTTCGTGTAGACCACCCTTTTGACGCAATATCGCTTCTTTTCCACTCTTCATTGAGCAGATGTTTAATCAAAATGAAACAAGATTCTGCTTTTTTTGAGTTCAAAGTTGCGTCTTTTTCTTCAAAAACGTATGCACAGATTGCATCATAGAGTTCCAACTTCTCTTTGCTTTTCAGCGTGGAGATGGCTTCAAAGTAGTATCGTTGGAATGTAAAGCTGTCTCGTTTTTTGTCCATACCTATCTCCCATTAAAACAGGCGCTCAGCGTCAGACTCACGCAGCCAGCCTTCGCCCGGAATATTGACTATCTCATAATACTGCCGTGCAACGTAGATTGTTTTCTGCCCATCCTCAGCAATCAGACCAACAATCAGATAGTTGCCAGCAGCCATAAAGAACCAAGGGTTGCTCTTGTAGGTCTCACCCTTCATCCAGTTCTTCATCCCGTTCACGGCTTTTTCAATATCCTTATCGGGGCAGTCCGGGTTTTCGTATGCAAAGAAATCCTCAGGAAATTTAATTTTTTTCACTTTCTGAACCCCTCTCTCGTTCTCGTGATTCGCTTATGCACCTTGACAGGTCTCGCGCCTTTGCCGTATGCTGGTCGGGTATGTTTTGCCTTGATGTACCCGCAAGGCGGCTTCGGGCCGAAATCAAAAAAACTCAAATCCATAATGATAATGCCAAACTTCTTGTTCGTCATGCTCATCACCTCATACCATCGGAAACGCCATCCAATGCGTCACCGTCACATCTTTCGGCAGTCTTTCGCCTATCTCATCCCAGAACTGACCGTCTGCGTAACAGCCTAGAAAGTACGCTGTTGGCGAGATTCCTTGCAACATTTTTCCATCTTTATCACGCCACACTGTCTTAGTCGCAAGCAACAAAGGCTGCGTCCGCTCTCGTGGCGGTTCGCTTGCTGGATGCCAAAGCGTGTTAGCCATTATTTTCCCTTTCTTCAAAATTTGCGCAATATTCGGGAGGAATGTTGAAAGGCTTTTTGAACGGCACTTTGCAAACATATCTGTAATATTCTTTTTCTCTCGGGGAACGCTTATAATACAGGTTCTTACATCGGTCGCAAATAGACGTTTGCTTTGCGGGTACATCGTGAACGATTAAAAGAATTACAGCTATACCACAAATAATGATTATCACCGCATTTAATGCTGTATCAAACATCCATTCTTCTCCCTTCAATCTCCGTCCCATACGCCGTCAGGACGCATCTTTGCAAACGCCAGTAGACCGTACAAGGCACGTTTTGCGTTGCCTTCTGTGGCGTGCCAGTAGTCGTTGTCGTCCACATCGTCACCTAGTGCAAAAATAGCCTTTTCAAGCATCGGGATGCTCTCTGCGCCTGTTTTGCCATAGATGGATCGGATGCCATTGCTACCAAACACATCATCACGACGAAAGTGCTTTCCATAATTATAGGTGATATTAAGCCACAGTTCCTTTGTTCCTCCAATAGAACGAGTACCGCCAGCAACAAAGTGCGTATCATCCACTTCAAGCGTTTCATGCGTTACAGGGTCGCACAGTGAAATATCATAGCTCATCTTTCTTCTCCCATTCCTTGCATCCGCGTTCGTCCCACACGAAGTCTGCAACGTGTTCTGACTGGTCGTTCACGCATACGCCCTCCGGCTCTGCGTACCATTTGCAAGAGCCACAGGACGGCTCAGATTTGTTCTTGCAGGATTCTGCCGTACATCGGATAGCTTTGCCAGCAGAGAACTGCTTGATGCCCATGCAAGGGCAATGTTCGGTGGTACAGTAAATGTCCATTATCTCTGCCCTCTCTTTCCCATGTTGAACCGCCCGATCACTCGCTTATACTCTGCATAGCACTCTGGGCACAGGTCGCCCGTGTCCCTGCGCCATGCCCAGTCCTTGAAGTATTCGTCAGGGTTCATTATCCTGCCGCCCAGAACATCTCCGCAGCGGTCACATACTCGCTTGTGGTAGATTCCTCTGTCAGTTTGCATTAGTTATCCTTCCCAACATCCTTGAACAGGATTTCTTTGTCGGCTTTCCAGTCTTTGATTTTGCACGGAATGTCCGTGCCGGGTACGGTCTTTTTCAGACCATCCATCTGCCAGACATTCCATGAGATGGTATCTGCGATGCAGTCAAGAAACATAGGCATACAGCCGATTTCCAGCCTTTCAGCATCAAACCGATACCTGAAATTTTCGATCAGCGTCAGGAACAGGTTGCACCTTGCCAGTAAGAGATTGTCTCCCTGCCACTCATAGCCGTATGTCGATGCGTAGGCATTGATTGCCCAGCACATCCACATATCGTAGTCATGGAACTGCTCTGCTAGAACATTCAGCTTCCTATCCAGCAGACCGATTCTGTCCGGCACGGCAATCATCTGCCCCGTGGTGGTATCGTATCGACTTGTCAGGAACGGCGCTTCTCCACAGGTGACTTCAAGACAAGTCTTGTTGATGTACTCCTTCCAGTCCTCGACCACCAAATCCTTCTCTGCAACGTCTGTCATCTTTTTGCAAACCCAAGTCGGCGTGAACACCTCTGCTTTCTTGCTGGTTCGCTTTTTTTGGTCTGCAAGCCGTTTCTGCACACGAGGGACAAGCTGAACCTTGCTCAGCTGTTCCAGTGTGATTTCATCTGCAAAGCCCACGCCCAGTTCAGGAGGCGGGTCTGTCGCCCAGATAATGTTCTTGCCTGTCGTGTGGTCTTGCAAGAGGACAGGCAGAAACGTGCGTAAGCATGGGTCGTAGAAATCAATCAAAGTTTCCATTGGCCAGCCCTCACCATGATTGTATTCTTCTCTTTCAGCCAGTCCTTGACGCAATGAAAGCAATGCTCACGGTTCTGGCAACGCTCCGGGTCACGATGTTTGATGAGCTCGCAGATGCCCCGCGTAAAGTTTTCTGTGATGTCTTCGTCCGTCATGGAGCGGATAAAATCTCCGTTAGTCATCCTCGACCACCTCTTCTGCCACCTCTCTGTATTCCACGTCAATCTCCTTAGGCAAAGCCGTCTGGTACTTCTGAGCCAACTGCTCTGCGCTCTGGGCATCGCCCAACGGCTGTTCAGGCGGCGCAACGGTGACTTCCACGTTGTCACGCATACCAAAGTAGTTCTTGGCTCGGAAAATCCACTCTGCCGGGTTCTCCTGACCGTACATACCGTTGTACGCCCACATGGATTGCATTTGCAGAATCAGCTTTAGGATGTACTTCTGCTGCAAGCTATCATCACGGCGTTTGCCCGCCATAATCTGCTTCAGGCTCACCCATTCGATGCCCAGCACCAGCGCAATCCATTCCACCACAGGAGAGATTCTGGCTTCGATGCAAGCGTCAAAGAAGAAGTCAAGACGTTGCTGCACTTCGATCGGGTTGTTCATGTCCACGCTCGGAAGGTCACCAAAATACTTGGCTGCAATCATGCCGATGACTTTCTTGTCCTCTTCATCACCGATTCTTGACTGCAAGTCGCCTGTGTTCAGCATTTTAGACCTCGTGATTGCTAACTCCTGTTGTTCTTTCACTTTTTTACTCACCTGTGAGCGGATAGATTTCCGCTTGTTAAGCATCTGTTGTTTTTTCTTTTCTCGCTCTTTTTCACGCTTCGCAGCGGCTTCTTCTTTCGCCTTTTGCGCCCGCTTCTCACGCTTTTTCTTTTCCGCTTCGGTCAGCGGCGGTCTGCCACGACCACGCTTCGGGGGTGTTGCCATGTATCAGACCTCCTTTGGCAGTTCAGGGAGGGGCATCCAGTGCGTAATTTTGAATGCACTAGCGTAAGGTTCCATAGTCGGATAGCACCAGTTTCCACCATCAAAGTTCATTACTCGCATAACGCCCATAGAATTTATTGTCAGCACATCTTTAGATTCGCCGTATTCAGCATTAGGAAGTTTATTTTTTACGCTAATCCATTTGTCAGGAAAACCGTTCTCGCTATAATAAGCGATTTCAAAATAATGCGTAGCCATTCCAAGTTCTTGCTCAATATCGCTACGAATGCTCTTGTCGTCATCGTCCGCTTCGGTTTCGAAAACAATGTAAATTCGCTTTTTCATGTTCTCACCTCTTCATTTTCGTTTCTATGTTGTCCAGCTTCCGTGCAATCCACCAGACGGAACAGCAGTTGTCCAACTGCCGCCACCATGCACACTTTTCTTTTTCGCAGACGCACCGCCCAAGCGGATTGCTGGTCATCTTCATCGGGCAGTAAAGTTCGTTGTCCATTGGTTACTCCTTTACAATGATGTATGCGTCAATTTTCTTTACTGCACAAGTCAATGGAATAAAAGCCATGGAACCATCTTTTATATTTACACAATCCCAGCTTTTCATTTCTCCGAGAGAATTAACAACAGCAACACATTTGGTTCGCATAAACAGCCTTGAATCAAATTGGAAAACTTCACCAATTTTAATCATATCTAGCGTCACTTCTTGTTGCTTTCTGATTTCCACTTTCATGCTTTATCTCCACCCCATCACAACAGCCGTACAAACGACCAGACACACGTTGATGAACAGCCAGACGATCATTGCCTGACGCTCTTCAAACAGGTTGTCTGCCATGTCTTTGATTGTCCGTTCGGACTGAACTACCACCGCCAGCAGGACTAGGCAGACCAGCCAACGAGTTGCAAATTCAAACATTGTTACCTCCATCTAACATACTCTATGATGTTTGGATTTTCGTGCGATTGAAACTCATATAGACTGCATATTGTTTTCTTTCCGCAAATCGGACAAATAGGAGTTTCCCCATTATCTGCCATCGCAGTTGCCACGCGTGCATCACACACAGAAATGGCAGTATTGCAGAAGTAACAAGTGAATGTTGCTCTTTTAATACGGCAAGACTTTGGATTTATTGAAGTGATTTCCGAAATAGCTTCTACCGAAAATATTGCCATCAGCTCCACCTTTCTCTCAGCTCTTTTTCGACCTGTTCTGACTTTGCGGTGATGTAATCTGCAAACTCGTCAGGGGTCATGTCCTCTTCTTTGAACTTGCCGACCATCTCCCAATACCTGTCACCAATGCGGATGATTTTCTGCACCTGTTCATCGGTCAGGTCTGCATCGCACCTAAGGTTCTGAATCAGTGCGCCCCATGTGGCGGCGATGCCATCCAGAGCCATGCGAAAGCCGTACAACTGGTTTTGCCGTGCGATTTTGCGGAGGTTGGCTGACATTGCCTGTTTGCCAGACGATGGGCAGTTTCTGTGCTTATTCATCTGACTGCTCCTTTGCTTCAAGGCGAGAGAGCCAGCGGTCAAGCTTTATCTCGGCGGTCTTGTTGATTTCTTCCGAAACCCTTGCCTTGATACATGGTTTTGAATCAGACAAATAGACCGTAAATGCAACTTTAATGTCTGCTAGTTCTTCTAGCAGATTTTCTTCGCACTCTTCAACGCTCTTCGGTGTCGGGTTCGTTCCATCCAGCGCACGGCGTAGCTTCAACGCAGCCTGTGCCAGTTCGGATGCCTCTTCTGCCAACTGAGCCAAGATTTCCGTCTTGGGCAGGATGTCTGAAACTTTTTTGCTCACTTTTGCTCTCCTTTCAGCCAATCGTTCAGCTTTGCCATGCAAGAGGGGCAAAGGCGATACTCGCAGTCATACGGGCCACCAATACCCCACACACGCATCTCAATGTCGGTGAAGTTGTTATATTCGTATAAAGGATACGTCTCCCCGCATCTATCGCACTTAAACTTCTCTTCCATGTTCTTTCTCCAATCTCTTTAGTAGTCCATCCACGTCATACCTCCAATGAACACGCAGCCTTTTTGCTTTGACCTCTATCCCTTCTTGCTCTGCCCACTGCCAAGGGATGCTCTTGCGGCGTTCGTTGTAACGGAACGCTAGAACCTTGCTGGCAGGGATTGCAAAGGTGCGGTTGACCGCCCTGTAATTGACTATCACATGGGCTGTCTGACCGCCGTACCCCATCGCTTCCACCATGTCAGTGATGTGCTTTTCCTTGCGGTACTTGCACTTTTCCTTGTCGTACTTGCCGAACACTTTTTCCAGAGGAATAGAGGGCGTTTCGATGGTTTTCAGTTCAAACAGGTGGTTCATCGGGTATCGGTACACAAGGAAGTCGCAGATGTTGTCGATGGAAAACGAAAGGTTTTCGTTGCCGCCGTAGTAGGTGGCGGCACTGTCTTTCAAGCGGTAGCACCACGCATCGGATGGGACGGATGCTTTGAAGTCTGCTTCAAACTGCTTGCCGGTGTTCATTCGCCATACTCCGCATCGTACTCGGCTTGCATTTTGGCAAGTTTCTCTTTGAGTTCAGGGATGATTCTTTCATATCGCTGAATCGCCAAATTGTATTCATAGCTTTTGCGAATAATTAAATGGGTTTTGGCGTCATCAGAGTAAATGTTGGTTTCAGGAAGCGATGCCTGTTCTTTTTTCAGCCATTCCAAATGGCACTCATCTTCATTGAGCGTTCTTTCCGTTCTGTTGATGGCATCTTTTTTATCAGCTTGTTCAAAAATGGGAATAAGGTAGTCATGCACAGCTTGCGCTTGCTTATCGCCCTTTTCAGCTTTTTCTGAAAGCAAATTAAGAATCCGTTTATCCCTTGCTTGCATTATCGTTCACCTCTGAATTCACTTCCGAGAAACCGCTTCTTGCCACGTTCCCGGTGCTTGTCCTCATAATCACGGTGGTACACGCTCTGGCTGTGGTTCAGCTCATATACGAATGCTTTGCGTTCCTCGAAGTCTTTCTTCTCTGCCTTGTACTTCTCGCAAGTGTCGTGGCAAGCTTGGTGGCGTGATGTGCAATTGAGACAACAAGTAATCATTCTTCGCCAAACCTCCTTTTTGTTACAGCCATTGGAAACTCTTCGATTTCGCTTGCCCAGCGTGCGGTGCCCTCGCCGTATGCTCTTTGCCAAACCAAGGCACGTTGTCCTCCAAAATCCACGACAAGAGCGATACGTTTTCTTCTCTGGGGGACTCCCCAATATTGAGCGTCAAGCTGTCTCCATGCCAAAGACCATCCGTTTCCGGCGATTGCTCCGGCTTTGCTCCATCTGCCCCCTCTACCCGAAGGTCGAGGAATTGAAGCGTCTGGTTGTTCCACGCGGGCAAGTTCTTCCAGCACGGCTCTGAAATCTTCTCCTCCGTTGGAACTGAATGCTCCTGGTACGTTTTCCCAAACAGCGAAAGTTGGATACATTCCATTGGTGGCTGTCCTCATTTCCTTAATGATTCTTGCGGTATCCAAAAACAGCACGGAACGGTTGTCGTCAAATCCAAGCCTTTTTCCCGCCATAGACAAGCCCTGACAAGGACTGCCGAACGTGATGCAGTCCACAGGCTCTATCTGGTCGCCGTGAATTTTTGTGATGTCACCCAAGTGTTTCATCTTTCCAAACGTCCGTTCAGCCAGATAGCACAGCTCTTATATAAGGTAGGTGGTCAGTCTGCTTGTGGGAATCTTTTCAATTCTTCTTTCAAGCATATATTGTCGCTAATATCCAATGTTCCGTCGTTACTACTTGCGAGAAAATCGAGAAGAGCTTCCCTCGCTCGGCATCTGTCTAAAACGCCATCAACGCACTCTCCGTTGTATTCGCCAATGCAGAAAAGTTCATTTTCGCAATCGCTCATTTTGACCGTAATGCAAGACGAGAAATCTTCTTTTAGTTTGGGAAAAATAATTCTCGTAATTGCATCTGCATTGAGGTAGCACCCATTGGTAGTCCGAATCAGTTTCATCCTTTTATCTCGCCTTCTTGAAATATTACGTTAATTCGCTATTTTCAGAGCGGAAAATCATCCACGTTGCCCTCAATCACGGCGAAATCGCCAGTGTCAGGAGCGGAGCCATACCCGCCAGACAGTGTTTTCTTCGGCCTGACCTCATAATCGCCGGAACGAATCTTGTCCACGCTGGTGAAGCGGTCAACGACCAGCTTCGTCTTGACGTTGCCATCGTTGCCCATGTACTCTTCCTCACGGAGAACCACGCCGACCAGCTTGCCACGCAGGGTCTTTTCATCGTTGTTGAACTTGTAGCCGGGATTGGACTGCTCCACAGCGGTAATAAAGCCCTTGAAGAACGGCAGTGCCTTTTCCTTGTAGCTCTTGATGGTCTTGCCACCCCACGCCCATTCACCCGGATTCAGCTTGCCACGCTCGATAAGGGAAGCGGTCTGCTCACGCCAGTAGCCCTTGAACTCACCCTCTGCAACTTCCCACTCGATGTTCAGACGCTCCTTTGCAGGTTCGTCCGTTGCCTTGCAGATACCGGCAACATAGCCGCCAACAGGCAGGTCACGGCGTTCGGTAGCTTCCTGCACGTCATTCCAGTTGATGTTCTTCATCTGTTGCTCTCCTTTGTTATCCGGCTAAACCGGGATGTTGTAATACTCACGGATGGTCTTGTCTACGGCCGCAAGGTCGTTTTCGATCAGCGCATCGTTGAACATCCCAAGAGGGGTTTTCACGGTGTCCATCCCATCATTGCGAGTGCTGAACAGGTATCGCCCATCCTGCACAACGGTTTTCAGAACGATAGTGAAGTACCCTTCCACGCAGACCTTCTCGTCCAGCAGTTTGCCGATAGTCTTGAACTTCTCGCCACCGTCTCCGTCACGCTCGCTGTGGCCGAAAAAGTAGACCACAACATCGTCCGGCAGTTCCTTTGCCCGCATCAGCAGGGCGTTGAAATTGGCTGCCATGTCAGTAAACTTCTGGTATCCAGCGACCTTTGCGTTTCGCATAAACTCGCCTGTCATAAGATAGGTGGCATCGTCAATGACGATGGACTTACGCTTGGTGCTGTGGATTGCGGCATCAATCTTGCCGTAGTCGTTGGTGATATAGGTTTTCATGTTGCTGCGGAACGGCAGCGGCTTGCCAAGCACGTTGATAACTGCAACCTGTTCCGGGTCAAAGTTCCGAAGCGAAGCGGACTTACCGCTACCGGAGTGACCGTAGACCATTACTAATACTGCCATCAGTTGTTCTCCTTCCTCGCTTCTTTTCTCGCTTTACGGCAAGCCGGGCAACGCTTAGGCAATGCCATGTTATGCGATTCAAAGAAAATGCGTTCTGAACGAGAAATTTCGAATGCTTTTCCGCAGTCGCGACACGTTTTCTCAATGCTTGTGTTTTTGTCCCGGGAAGCCCTTCTTGCGGCATCTTCGACAGCAAACGCTTCCGTGAATCCGTCATAAGGTCTCCTGACAAGCATATGCTGTGGTGCATGACCGTTTCTGCGGAGCGTTTCTTCTAAGTTGTTCCTTTTGCAGTTTGCGCAAAGAGTTTCGGTGCTGTTCGGAAACACTGAAAACGGCTTATTGCGCTTTTCGCAGTGCTTGATTTCTTTCTTGTATTTACCCATTTTTCTTTCCTTTCTTCGGCTTCATTAGGCTTCATTGTTCTTACTTTGGCTTAATACGGCTGTACAAAATCAGTCAGCCATCAGTTCTGCCAACTGTGCGCGGAGGTCTTTCAGCTCCGCTTCCCTGTCCTCGATTTCAGACTGCAAGTCCGCGATCTCAGCCAGCCGGTCAGCTTCTTTTGCTTCTGCTTCCTGCTCACGGGTTAGGAAATACACGCCGTCCTCCGGTTCTGTTGCGCCACCAAATCTGTCAAGGTTAATCATCTTTTGGTCTCCCTCTCTTACGCTGCTCTTTGATTTGCAGTGCACTGTACCACTGGTCTTTGTCAATTTCAATGGTAGACCACCGATGGTTGCAGACAATACACTTTTTCCTGCGAACGATGCTATCGTGATCAGACCGGCTGTCAACCGTTGTGATGTTGTCACTACCGCACATCGGGCATTTCATCGTGCATCCCTCCACTCGTTGGTATGGTAAGGAATGCGTTTTACTTTGCGATTTTCCTGTTCAATGCGTTCATTTTCAGAGCTGACCCCAATGGCACACAAGACAAGTGCTGCGGCGAGGAAGCTACACGAAAGGAAAACGTATCCAAACATTGCTACTGTGCTCTGACTTTTCTGGATTGCATCGCCGCATCCTACCGAAAAGATTGCTAACGCGATTCCAAGCGTACAAAGGACATTAGCTTTCAGGCTTTTCACTCTTATTACCTCCAAAACTCAGTATCCATGCCGTAGCCATTGCCACAGATACCGTGATGATTCCACGGGTAGCTGATGCACCTACCAGAATACCGATGTGATGTACCATCCAGAAGTTCAGCAGAAATACCGCCAAAACCACTGCCAGTGCTATGCCCCACATCAGGGCAACTTCAATCAGTGCTTTCATTTTGTCTCCTTTCGTTTTTGCCGTTGCTCTTCGATGAATTGCTTTGCTTTTGCTGTTCTGCTCCTAGCTACTCAATGCTTTAGCCTATCGTTTCTATTCTTTGCCATCGCTTCGCCTTGCCCTGCATTGCCTTTGCATATCAAAGCTACGCCTTGCATCTCATAGCCTTTGCTTTTCCAAGCTTTTCCTTGCCATTCCATTGCTCGTCTGAGCCTTGCTCCGCCATGCCTTTGCAAATCCATTCTCTTCCTTGCATTGCCTTTGCTGTGCCTTTCCTCGCATCGCGGTGCTATGCACTACGAGGCTATGCCGTTGCAGAGCAAATCATGTCGTGTCTATGCAATTCCATTGCACTCAGTCAAGAACTTCGTAGGTATAACGGCCTTTGCCGCTGTTTCTCCACTGGCCGATACCACGCAGAGCACCGTAGTCCAGCCACTCACGCACGACCTTCTCATGAGAATCGTCCAGAAGAACGATTTCAAACTCGCAGGTCGAACCAGCGGGAATCTGTTCACTGTTGGCAAGGCTTACACGTTCGCCCTGTGCTGTCTGTGCGCGGAGAGGGCGCTGGCACTCGGTAATCTCACCGTTCACATGAATGGGAATCATGCGGGGCTGAACGAAAATAAGACCATCAATGACCTTCTTGTAGGCCGTCAGCTTGCCGCTTTCATTCACGGCTTTCTTCTTGCCGGTCTCGGTCTTCCCACCGATACGTCCCAGCATACCGCAAGAATCCTTGAAGAAACCCTTAATCTGGTAGTCATACAGGATGGGTTCGCCGTTCTCGTTGCGAGGGAACACGGTCATGCCCTTATCTGCCACAGCATCAGCGCCCAGAGCAGCAACTTCGTCCTCGATGGTGTTTGCATCAGGGGACTTGCTGGCGATGAACTCTCGCGCGATGTTCTGGTTGCTAGGCCATGTGCCGAGAACCGCTTCGGTGAATGTGATTCTGACTTTGATTTTTTTCATTTTTGCTCACTCTTTCTTTCTCGATATGTTCCAGTCTTAAAGGTTCACGCTCTTGCCATCGCTTCTGCCACGGACTGTTTTTGTTGAAGCTGCTTATTGCTTTCTTCATCGTTTGCCATCCTTCGCTTACGTTGGATGCGTTCCAGCCGGTCTTTCTCCCGGCTGTGCCAGCGGATTTCGCGCTTTCCGTAGTACTTACCGTTCATCGGGAGGGTCTACCTTTCCTTGTGAAAGCAAGCCGCTGTAATGCCCATAACTCATTCCAAGTTCTTTCGCCTTGTCATTTACCTGTTTAAGGCTGTACTTCGGCTTTTCTTTCGTTGTATTTCCTTCCTGTCTAGATTCATCGGAAGAAGTTCTGATGTAGTCTGGGTGTCCCCTCCACCATTCTGTGGTCTTTTTTCGCTTTACGGCGTTTGCGCATTTCTTATGGTATTTTTGATACTTGTATAATTTGCGCATCGGCCTTTTGCACCATTCGCACGGAACAACGCCATACGGAGCGCGGCGTTCGGTCTGGTTTTCTTTTTGAACCAATATCGCACATTCTTTGCAATACCGTTTTGTCGGTCTGACCACGCCAAGATACAGACCGCAGCGCTCACAGTACTTTTCTTCCACGCTGCATCTCCTCTTTTAGTCTGGCTTCCCGATTATGGCGCTCAAAGCACTGGTTGATGGACTTCTCCATCAAGAGCACCTTGTTGGCTTCGTTCCGGGACACGCCCTCCGCCATTGCAAGTTTCAACCTGCGCTTCCGGCTCGGTGCTTTGTAAAAATACGTCACCAGCACTCACCAGCCTTTTTAGTGATGAAGGTGGGCACGTCCCTTCCGGTAGCCCGACACAGGCAAACACACTTGGCAACCCAAATGTTCCAATCCGATGCATAAAATGCGCAATCAGATTTCTTTGACTCTGCTTCTCCATACGCCCTAATGTAAGCTACGATATAGCAGCCTGAGCCAAACCACTCAATGCTATATCCATCCAAACACAGTCGGCTCATAATGCGCATTGCTAAGTGCTGCGCTTCCATGATTTCCGCTTCTGTCCACTTCAGTTTGTCCGCTTCGTAGGCTTCTACCGCCTCGTCAATGGCAAACTTTGCATCATCCGGGTTCTCAAGGTCAACTTTCAAATCCAAATGCTGTTTCATGTTTAGCCCTCCGCTTTCTTGCTCTTCTCCGTCTTTAAGAAGAGATTAACGAAATAGACCTGACCGATGCCGGTCACCTTCGGGGTCTTGTTGATGGATGTGTGCCCATCGGAATGTGCAATGGACGTTTCCTTGATTTCAAACAAGCGAAGTTCCATAGACTTCTGCGTTGGCATATTGTAGTCCGTCCGCTTCTTGTCTTTAATCAAGTATCCGTTCTCACGCATCCACTGAAACAGGCGGTTCTGCCCCATCTGGATGCTGTTCTGCGACAGCAGCTTTGCCATCTCGCCAACAAGAATGCTTTGGCTGCTCGCGCTCACAGCGTCAGCGAAAAGTGCTTTCGGCTTCATGGTTTCAATCTGCTTGTCCTTCTCTTCCAGCTCTTCATGCGCTGCGATCAGTGCAGTTGCAAGAAGCTGCGACCGGGTAAGCTTCGGCTGTTCGGTCAGCTTCTTCTCCATCTCGTTGAACGCTGCAATGTACCTGAGCTTCCACTCAAGAGCAGCCTTTCCGGTGAAACCCATAGCCAGCAGGGTGAAACCGTCACGGTTCATCAGGTAAGCCCTCTGTTCCCTGCCGTAGCTGTCCGGCGCTGTGGTTTCAAAGAACATCTCCCCAAAATTGGGGACATCTTTTTTGATTGCATCGATGTCACGCATCACATGATCGTGACGCTTTTCAAAGTTCTCGGCGATCTGGCGGCTGGATGCTACCGGTTCGCCGCTTTGCATGGATAGCACGATTTCTCTCATTTTTGCTCTCTTTCCTTTACAAGCTCATTCAGAGCTTCTTTCACCTTAGCTTCCGCATTTTTAGGCTCACGCTTACCGTTCAGGATTTTTCCCAAGTATTCCGGTGCGCATCCCATTTTTGCAGCAAGCTCTCTGATTTCGATATTGTGAACATGAAGCGTTCCTACAACATCGCCTGTCCACTTAGGAAGCAAATTTTTTCTCCTTTCTTGTTCTAATACTTGAACTTTTTGAAAGAATGTGATAATATTATGGTGTCAAGCAAAAACATTATCAAACGTTCTTCTATTTATTCAAAGCTTTTAATTTGTTCTACCGATTGAACTCGGTATCTTTATTAAAGCACAAGTAGTAGAACTTTTCAAGTGTTTTTGTTCAAGTGGTAGAACTTTGTCATCTTGTACAAGCACTGGAGGTAAGTTTTGTGTTTTTTGACACTTTCGTAAAACTATGCGAAGAAAAGGGAGTAAAGCCGTCTCGTGCTTTAACCGATTCTGGTGTCCCAAAATCCGCTTATAGTTATTGGAAAACAGAAGCAAGTTTCGGAAACGATGCAAAGCCGACCAATCAGAATGCAGTTAAGTTGGCGCAGTACTTTGGCGTTACTGTAGACTACCTTCTCACTGGCGAGAAAAAAGAAGGCTCACAAGCGGACAACGCTAGTGAGCAAAGTGTCATTGATTATCTCAGGAACCGCTTCTCAACCATGAGTGAAGAGAACAAGTCAGCAGAAGCAAGCGACATCCTGCGTTTCTTGAGTGAGGAAATCCAGAAGCAGAATAAGTGATTTAAGCTCCGTGCTTAAAAAAGAACCCCTCTAAGCCGAGCAGCCTAGAGGGGTTTCGTCATTTGTTCTGTATGTACACCCACAGTTTTTCTTCCAGCTCCGGATGTTCTTTCAGGATTTGTTCAAGTTCTTGGAAAAATTCTTGTTCGCTCATTGCAGCATATCCTCCCGATCAGTAAACACGATTGTTCATTTGATACGATTATACATCTTCCAGTTGTATAGTCAATACAATTTGAACAACTTCGAAAAAATCGAACGTTTTCTTTGCATCCGTTACTTTGCATCGGGGAAGCCACGAGCGTTCAAGTCAAAAGGGACAACGCCTATCCATCTTTCCTCCAATCACAGCTCTACGAGCTGTCCATCAATGCGTTCAATGTTCTCTGCCGGGTCGCGTCCATCGTCTAAGGCGGCTACGGCACGTTCCAGGATGCCTTTTGCTTCGAGGTAAGCATCTTTATCAGCTTCGTACCCAGAAAGGCTCAGGACAAGCTCCAGCGTCCGTCTGCGGGCATATGGGACAATTAGAGCATCTACAGTTCGGTTCATTCGCTTTCCTCCCATGGTTCAGGTGTGTGTGGCTGCCCATCGGGAACGCTGGCAGGCATTCCGTCGATGATTGGCATACGTTCATGGTTCCAGATTACAGTTTCTTTCATTTTGTGTTTCCTTTCTATTTGGAATTTTTTGACAATACAGTTATACCATATCTCGCTGTTTCATTGAAACAGCGAATTTTTTCAATTATTGTTTCACGTTTTGAACAATATATCAGTTGAATTTCTTTGCTTTTGTATCATTTTGTCGAAAGAGGGGTATTTATGGATGATTATAGGATACGAGTGGCAAAAGCGTTAGAGATGGCAAGAGCAGAATCCGGACTTAGCCAACAGAAGCTTGCGAACAAAATGGGTATAGGCCGAACATCCATTTTTCGTTATGAGCAAGGGACAATGACCCCAGATGCTTCTACTATCATAAAATGGTTTGTGTGCTGCGGTGTTGCGGCCAAGCCGTACATAGACACTTGTTTGCATCCCGGATTATTGGAAAGTCTGGCTGGCGATGCCAGCACCGAGAGAAAGAGGGATGCACTGATAGAGCATATCAAAGAAGCCCATCCGCAAGAAATTGACCTACTGTGCTATCTGATCTATGGCAATCACGGCTCAGATTACCTTGCCGTTCTGTGCGAAATGGTAGCCAACCTTCATACGACTTTGCGTGATCGTGTGTCCGTCTGCCGCACCGTCACAGGCCATTATGAAATGGCACAGGCCACCAAAACCGACCCAGACCCAGACGGAACACAACCCAATATGCAGATTTTGTATCAGGCACAGGACTGTGGGGAAGCTGCGGCGATGAAGCGAAACGATTCTTATACCATCAACGAAGAAAACATTTTGCGCTAATTGTCGAATTATCGCAGTTTTTGAAGAACATTTTGTCCACGTTCATCCACTTTTTGTACACGTTTCATGCAGATTAGGTATACCTTTACCTTGTCAATCCGTCCCCCATGGGTTGTAAATCGACAACATTCGCACGGAATAAATAACGCAGTATCGTCAATATATAGTTTGCGATTAAGCAGCTCGTCAATCCGTCCCCCATTGTGCAGATTAGGTATACCTTTTCATCCACTTTTTGTCCTCGTTTAATGTGCCTAACCGTAAATGGTGCGCCTCTCGGCTTGCTTTTGGCTTGCATTTATTGGCTTTGGACACTGTTGTTTTCAACAAGATTTTAAAATTCAAGAAGTGTGTGTTGAAAAGTGTCTGCTTCTTTGCTATTTAGTAGATGTTATTTATCTCTCTTGTTTAGTATCTTGTTTAATATATGTAAGAAGGTATACCAAATCTGCGCGAAGGTATACTAAAACTGCATAGAGGTATACAAAATCTGCACGGACAGGTATACCAAATCTGCATGATGGTAGAAATGGGCTCTTGATAATTCAACCGTGTTGTGATATACTGGTATCAACAAGTGGGAAGGATGTGAGAACTTGGGAGACTTGTCAATGAACAATCTCGTGGAAAAGAGCAAGGCTCTTGTGTGGGCAAAGTTCAGAGACTATACCGCTGGAGAACTTCGTCTGCTGGAAGTATACCTGTCAAGAATCAACCCTCGCGACCCTGAAAGTGCAACTGTTCAGTTCACGCTGAAAGAATACTGTGACTTTTTGGGCATCCGTCTGAACAGTAAAGATTTGAAGCAGCAACTTAGGCACTTCATTGAGAACACAGTAGCCGTTCCTCTCGAAGGGAAGGATGAATACACTCTGTACACCCTGTTTGCTATGGCGCAGATTCGATTTGACCCCGAGTGCTTTACATACATGGTTTCAATAAGATGCAACCCTCTGTTGCAACCAGTGTTCTTTGATATTGCAGAAAAAGGGTATGTTCGGTATCGTTTGCGATACACGGCAAGCATGAAGTCTCAGTATAGTATCTTGCTCTATTCGATTCTTCGGGACTGGCTGAACATGGGGTCAAAGGGGCATGAAATCAGCATTAAGAAGCTGAAAGAGCAACTTGGCGCGACAGCAAGCAGTTATGACCAGTTCAAATTTTTTAGAGCAAAAGTATTGGATGTCGCTGTTGCTGAAATCAATGAAATTTCCGACATTTCTGTGTCGTATAAAAAACGGACTGTTGGGCACAGAATAGTATCGATTATCTTTGACGTAAAGATAAAACACTCTGAGCCGGTTATAGATGCCGAATCCAGCGAGATTGAGACAACACCGCTAAGAGATGCCTCCGAGAGCGAAAAGCCTGTAAAAAGCCCTAGAAACGGCGCATACGAAGATGTTGACTGGGCAAGCCTGATGCCGGGCGTTGACAAAAAGCAGTGTGCAAGCATTGCAAGGTCTGTGGCAAGGCGAATAAAATCTGAATACCCGAATATTCGCAAAGACAAGAAGAAGGATGCTGTTGTGAACATCGTGCAGAACGCATACGAGCAAGCCGTAAAGGGCAAACCGGATGTTGAAGTGCCAGAAGCTTACCTTCGGACGGTTATTAAAGATTCTCAGTTAAGCAAGTTTGCGACATTCGGGTTCGACTATCTTGAATAAAGAAAGAGTGATAAAATGGCAAAAATCATAGCTGTCGCCAACCAAAAGGGCGGCACAGGAAAAACCACCACAAGCACCTGTCTCGCTGGTGCGTTGCAGTTGCTTGGCAAGAAAGTTTTGCTGGTGGACTGCGATGCCCAGTGCAACGCAACGGACACTTACGGCGCACAGACAGAGGACGTATGCACCCTGTTTGACGTGATGACAAGGCAAGGAACAATAGAGGAAGGAATCCAGCACTGTGAAGCTGGCGACATCCTTCCGTCCGACAGCGCATTGAAGGACATTGACGAGCAGCTTGTCCGGGACATGGGCAAGAACTTCCGGCTACGAGAAGCCCTTGAAAGCGTGTCCGGGCAATATGATTACATTGTGCTGGACACTCCCCCGCAGCTTGGTCTTGCGCTTGTGAACGCGCTGATCGCCGCCAACAGCATCATCGTACCTATCACAGCAGACCGATACGCACTGGCCGGTTTGAGCCAGCTTTCACAGACCATCGGCGATGTTCGCAGATACTTCAACCCGACTTTGAAGATTGAAGGTCTGCTTCTGAACCAGTACAAGAGCCGTGAGAACCTGTCCAAAGAGGTTGTAGAGCAGCTCCCTGTGATTGCAGAAAGCATGGGAACAAGGCTGCTGGACGTAAAGATTAGACCGTCTATGGGCGTTCGTAAGGCGCAGGCAGAACGTCACAGCCTGTTTAGCGGTGACACGGCAAAGAGTACCAGCGCAGAGGATTTCAAGGCGTTAGCACAGTATCTCGTTGGAGGTGAGGGCTGATGAAGTCAACCAGCAAAAAAACATCCGGCTTGTTGGGCGGGTTTGACTTCCAGCCTGTTTTTTCGGAACAGACATTAAGCCGAAGTGAGCCAAAGGAAGAAGAAGTAAGCCAAGCAAAGCCGAACAAAGCCGAACAAGCACCGATTAAGCCAAGTGAAGCCACAGACAGCCATACACAGCCTAATGAAGCACAGTTAAGCGATATTAAGCCGAAGCAAGCCAAAGGTGGCGAAACACAGCCGAACAATGCCGTAGTAAGCGAAAGTAAGCCAAAGAAGCTGAAACAGGCGAAAGAAGTTCAACGTCTTATCGAACAGGGCGATGTTTCCGGCGCACTAGCCAAAGTTGGCTTGACAAAGAAAAAAATCCCGATGCCGGAATCGCATCAGGGCGTTGCAAGCGGTGACGGCAAGCGTTCAAAGCGCATTACCATCCTTATGAGCGAGGAAGAGCGTAAGTACATCAACCGTGAAGCCAGACGGCACGGAATGACGATTGGGCAGTTCGTGTACGCTCTGGCGGTTGCAGCGGCAGATGGGAAGATTGAATTGGAGGATTTCTTGGAGGATTGACGTATGATTGCTTACAGACCTCATCGTGGTTCTTTGGCAGATGCCATGAAAGAAGCAAGAACTTTTCTGAACGAATGGCAAATGAAACGGTATGTTGCAAATAACTGGAATCTTGCAATCGGAAGAAAAGTACTAGACCCCGAAGATATTATTATCGACAGCGAATCAACGGACGATGACCGTGTCGGTTGGAAAAATGTCCACATGGTTTGTGCGGCTCGAATCGGAAATGAAGATTATATGAAGAAGTACGGCAATCCGCAGTGCATCGGGTATTGTGCTTACAATGTATCAAACGTGCCAATATCAAGCCCGTGGATTTGTGCAAAGAACAGTGTTCCGGGAGATACAGACCCGCGTGTTATCGGATTCGATGAATCTGCCTTCGATATTGTTATAGCAAATTACGATGAGCAGTTCAAAGAGTGGCGAGATGATGAGGGAAGAATCCATAACATCACATATTGGATGCCGTTGCCTGAACCGCCTGTAAAATATTAAAATAGCAAAGGAGCAATGTATGGAAAATTTTTATTGGGTCAAAATCCAGTACGATGATGACGTAAAGTGCAGACACTTCCAAGCACCGTTCGTCTTGTTTGCGAACAGCAAAGAGGAAGCAAAAGCAAGAATTGAGCGAGAAGTTCCCGGCAAGTTTTCCATTGTCAGTGTGGTAGAACTCGACAAGAGCCTTGTAATCACTCCGCAAGATTTGTTTGACATGAGGTCAAAATCAACACTTTGGGAATGAGGAAAAGATTATGCGCACATATAAGCCACGCAAGCGCAGAAGCAAAGAGGAACAAGCCAAAATAAACGCAGAGGTAGCAAAACGTAAAGCAAAACTGGCTGAAAAGTACAACACTGGCACTCAATATTACAAAGGCATTCCTGTTGAGCTGATTATAAGAGAGGACTACGGTTGCTATAAAGCAAAGCGTTTCAAAATCAATGGAAGCAATCAAAACGTGTGGATTCCGAACTGTTATCTTGAAGATGATGGAACAATCAAGGCGAATGTGAACATTGATTTTGTATTCCGTAAGTCTGTAAACCAGTTAAACAAAGCTGGAATCACGAAAGCGATTATTGGCATCAAACGTAAAATGTCGGAAGCAGATGTGCCAAATCTCAAAAGCACTATGCAGAAAATCGGAGATGCAGGAACTTGATAAGGCAAAAACCCCTGTGCGGTCATTACGACTACACAGGGGTTCTGTTTTACTTATCAGCAATGCAATCCCAGTAGAGATATGCCTTGCCGTCTGCGGCATCTGCGTCCTCAAGGAACGCCTTTGCCATGTCGGCGTAGAAGCCCGGAGTGTCAACGGATTGACGCTTTGCAACCTGACAATAATCCGAGTACATCATGTTCATGACAGCCCAGAAATCGTTCGGGTCACAGGTGATATTGCGCTGTTTCGCAACGTCCTGCGTCTGCTCCAACGTCCAGTGACAACCCTTCGTGCCGTCAGCGTTCACCATGCTGTCGCACCATTCCTCAGCTTCATCGTGGGTGAGGTGCTGGCGTGGCATCCTGATGGAGCGGCTGTCTGTACCGCCACGTTCGTACTGACCAGACCGCTTGTCCCAGTCGCCGTTCTGCGAGAAGCCGATTTGCGGCATCTTGCGCCCATACTCTACGTCAGGATAGCGGGGGATAGGGTAGGGGTCGATGTAGCGGTTTTCCTCCTGCGGATAATAGGGGTAGCGGTCGTTGCCGCCTTCCAGCTTACGCAGACGGCGTTCCATCTCACGCTCCCTGCGGTCACGCTCTTCCTCAAGGCGGTCACGTTCCGGCTCACGATTTTTGTCGTGTTCACGGAGCATCATCATGCGGCGAAAATTAGTCTTGCCCATAATCTACACCTCCTCAAGAAATAGACGCGGGCGCACCAGCGTGGGAACGGCAGAAGCAGCCAAGATACTTGAACGTGCCTGTGCCGGTCGCAGATGTTGCCACACGGGTAGCGTAGCGGGTACGGGTATGGATGCTCTCGGCGGTCGCCTGAGCGCAGTTGCAGTCGGTCAGAGGGTAACGAGTTGTCCCGTCACCGACTGTGATAACGACTGCTGCGTTAATAGTAGTGCTTTCAGGGATAGACTGTGAAACCACGATGCACACTTTAGAGCCGTCAAGATACGCACCAGCGGGCAAAGCAATGATAAGCTGGTTGTTTGCGCTGTCAAAATTGACGGCTGTTGAAATCACTAAGTTTTTACAAAGTTTACAACTAGTCTTGCAAGACATTATCTTGCTCCTTTCTGAGCTTTTGCTCAATTTGTTCGATTTCATCGCAATGAAAAGTTTCTTTCCCACGATAATGACGAGCGAAATATTTACTGTATGACCAATTCATATAATTAGTCCATTGATGCAAAGATTTTTTAACTCCGAGAAATTCAAAATAGATTGTTTTTTGTTTGTTGTTTGACTGCTGCTCGGTTGTAGCCCACCTGCAATTTTCAGGAGTATATCCCAAATCATTATCGATTCTGTCGATTGTTAAATTTTCATTGTAGCCATGCGAAAAAGCCCAATTGGAAAATTCTTCGAATGAATGATGCCATGAATCGCACACGGTGATGCCGCGACCGCCATATTCAAAATAACGCTTATCGTTTTCATTAAAGCATCTTGAAAGAATGTTACGATATATTGTGTACAATCTGCTCTTTGAAAGACCATGCGTTGTCAATCTTGCCGTTAATTCATCTTTGTGATAGCAACCACAAGATTTTGATGCTCCACTAAGCAAAGTGTATTGAAGAACAGTTTTAACTGTGCCGCAATCGCATCGACAAACCCATGTTGTTTTATGTCCTTTTCCAAGAGGATTCCCTCTATGCAATACAGTCCATCGACCGAACTTTTTCCCGCACAAATCATATTGTTGCGAACATCCACATGATTTCACGTGGCCGTTTTTAAGATGACACGCAAGAACAACTGACGTATTTCCACAATCGCATTTACACAGCCAAAAAGTTCCATGCCGACCTTTTTCATTTTGCGTAAAATCTCTCTCAATAACCGTTAAGCGTCCAAATTTTTTTCCAGTCAAGTCAACAAGATGGTTAGCCATAATTGCAATCACTCCTTTATTATATTATAATTCACATATGAGCAAATTACAATACTTTTCGGTGTATGCAATTATAAAAATCAGGGGCAGAGGTGTCTTACCCCTGCCCCGATGGTTCACCCGGTGTTATCGGGGAGTGTGTGGGTTAGCAGCAGCCGCAGCAGTTCACGCCCACGTTGGGGTTTGCCACCTGATAAGCGGGAATCGGACGAGGATTCACACGGTTCAGGATGGTGTCGGTCTGGGCGCTCATCGCGGAGGTCAGAAGCGCATTCTGCCGATCCTGAGAAGCCGCGAACTTCAAGTTCTGGTTCTCGGCGGTCAGAGTGGCGATCTTATCCTGCGTGAAGTAGTCCATCATGCTGCGGAAGTTGGCGTTGCAGTTGTCCACGATGGCACGGGCATTGTCTGCGATGGCCTGACGGGTAGCGCAGTCCTCCGTTGCGATGGTGTACTTCAGGTCGCCGATCAGCTGCTTGTTCTCGCAGCAGCAAGATGCCAGCTGCGTGGCAAGTGCGGTCTGACCAGCCTGTCGTGCATTGCCCTCCTGCATGATGGCAAGGTTGATGGCGTTGTCACCGTTGGACACGCTGCGTTCCAGACCGTTCACGAGCTGTGCGTTCTGGTAGCCAAGCTGACAAATGGCACTGTTCACGCCAGCAAAGCCGTTCGCAATGTTGGCGTTGACGCCGTTCATCTGCGCCAGCTGGTCATAGCCCAGAGAGCAGATACCGCTCTGGATACCCGCCAAAGAACGGGAGGTATCCTGCTGGTAGAAGCCCTCAGACAGAGCCGCACGGGTGTCTACACCGCCCTGACCAGTTGCGCCAGTGCCGACCAGATAGGGGATGTAGGCGTTCATGCCGTTGTCGCCGCCGTTCCGGCCATAGCCGTTTGTACCCCAGCCGAAGATGATAGCGAGGATGATAACCGCCCACAGACCTTCGTTGCCGAAGAATCCGCCGTTGTTATTGCCGCCGTCCTGCCCAGCCAGATAGCCAGTTGCAAAATCGTCCATAACAAAACTCCTTTCAGTTTTGCGTTATGCTATCCCACCGCCGTATGCGATGGGCGAAGCCAAACAAGTGCGGTTTTTGTCAAGTCCGCAAAACTGAGAAGCGTTTCGCTTAGAGGGATGCTTATTTTAGGATTGTTAAGTCAGCTTGGAGGATTGTCTTTTTCGTCTTTTGGGTCATCCCAATTTTTGCTGGCAGCACCGAAAATGAAGCCGAGCATTAAAGGAACCCATATTTTGTCATTGCCACACAGATTGTTGATGTCAAAATCTTTTTCGGAATAGCTGTTTTCAAAATCATCCATTGTAAAGCATCCTCACTTCGGAAGCGTCAAATTCAGGACGCTTGCCAGTTGGTTCAGGTCAATGCCACGCTCTTTGGCTAAGTTCTGCGCCATCGTCCGGAGCTGCGCTTCGTTTTTGCCCTGAATCAGGTTCAAGCCCTGCATGATAGGAGCATTCTGCCCGCTTAACTGCTGGATAAGTCCCATCGGGTTTTGCCCGGCGCGAGCCAGATTCGCAAGCTGCATGATAGGGCTGTGAGTAATCATATCAAACGGAGAGGACATCGCTTATTCTCCTTTCTTTGCTGCGGCAGCGGGCTTAGAAAAGCTCTTCTGCCACTTTTCCAGTTCATCCAGCCGGTGCACGAGGGCATTATACTCCTCAATAGGCGCATACTGCTGTGTCGGTGCAGCGGTCTGCTGTGCCTGTTGCGCTTGCATTTGCCGCCACGCTTCCGGGCTGTAAAATTCTAACACGTCAGATTCGCAAGTGTTTGGGTTCAGACGTTTGCAGTAGATAACCCCACTACGCAAATCCGGGCAATACGTCCATCTTCCGTACAAATCAGATGGTATTGCCAGAAACTCCTCTCTGCTGGAAACAGGTCTGCCAAGCAACCAACCGCCATCTTGTGCCGACTGCTGAACAGGCTGTTGCCCATTCATCGGCTGCGGACGCTGCGGCTGTGCCTGTTGCATCTGCGTGTTGGGCAGGGGAGTGGCAAGCCCAACTGTGCCCATGCCGCCGTAAGGATTGACAGGCTGTTGCGGAACGTAAGGCGTTCCGGGTATCTGGTAATAGCTCATAAAACATCCCTCCTGATGCTCCCAGTGTACCGCATTGGCAAGAAGTGAAGGACAACGAACGCACAACGAAGGACAAAAAAGAAAAGCGCCCACATGGAAAACTCCGCATGAGCGCTTGGGTTTGAGCTGTTATTTTGTATGTGCCTGCAAAAATTCTTCGACTGCCTGCTTTAATACGGCATTTGGGGTTGTCCCGGCCTCTGCGCACGCTGCCTTAAACTTTTCCGCGTAGTCCTTTTTTACGCGGCAAGCCAAGCTTGTCATATTTTCTTTATCCCATTTGGCATTGGATGCCTTTTTCTTTTCAGAAATCATAAAAATGCCTCCCGTTTCATTTGCCCAAGTATAGCAAAAAACAGCACTGTTTACAATGCCAAATGTGCACAAGACGGCGCTATAGACATTGTCGAAAATGCCAATTTACATACACTGTAAATAGTGCTATACTATAATTACAGCAAGGAAAACAAAAAGATAGCTAAGTATTATAATATGCTATAGCCTTAACCGGATGAAATCCGTGGGCTGTGGTATAATAAGGGAAGAAAACCCTTAAAGAAAGGAGAATTATTATGGATGCAAGAATGATTAGTTTTTGGGGTTACGAAACTAACCCATGCGCAAACCCCGATACGGCAAATAACGGAGGGGGATACTCTCAGCCGTCTGGAGGCATCCTTGTTGCCCTCGAAAACGGGGAGTATCTTACTGTCACCGTGGACGATATGTCTTGCGGCGATTTTGGCAGCAGAATCGGTTGGACTATCGACAGTTCCGACAGTCGTAGATGGGGCGGCTGTTATGGCACCATGGACGATGCCATGGTGGACAATGACTGGACAGAGGAGTCTCTGGACTCGGTGTCTGGCGTGTACGGGATTGATGCCCGTGCAATGCTGCACGATGCGGTTTTGGCTGTGCATATTGCCGCATAAAGAAACCCCCGATGCTCCAAACGGAACACCGGGGGTTTTATGCCGCCAAAACGGCAAAGTCTAAAATCAAGAGCGAAACCGCCCACAGGCAATGCCGCTCTCTACAAAGGCCGGAGCCTTTCAATCTGGGTCTCCTAAGTGCATAGGAATGTAAAACGGAATGAACCGCTTCCAACTATGGCAATGTCTAGGCCAACGCCGGACGAAGTACCAATCGCCAAAAAGGTGAAAAGTGGTGTAATATTTTGCGATTCTTGCCACTCGTTTTTCTTTTGTATTGCACATAAGCATCACCATATAAAATCGTCTCCAGCATGGTACGCACTGTAAGTAGGCGGGCGGGAGACTAAATTTCGTAAGCTGTGCGCTTGTGCTGGCAGAAATCTTTAGGCCAGACCACACCAGCAATTCATTAGGTGAATTGTCTGTAAATATTATACCACAATCCGTGCAAAAAGAAAAGCGGCAGACCCGAAAGCCTGCCGCTTTTGAATTGCCTGAGCAGAAGCTCAAAGCTAATCCTATAACCATAATTAGTATATCACACATTCAGCATTTTTTCAATGCCTTTCAGCCGGTAGCCTACCGCCGTCCGACTATAATGTGTCTGTGCTGCAATGTCCGGCAGCGGGAGCCGCTCAACGTACCGCAGTAAGGCTATCTTACGGTCTACCCTCCCAAGCGGTGCGTTTTTGATAGCGGAAGTCATCTGCTGTCGGTCAAGTCCTTGCAGCGCAGCGGGCAGCACTACACGAGCCGCCGCCATGAGCACCGAGCCAGAAAGGCTGCGGCAGCTGTCCGGCGTTGCGCACTCGAGCGGTTACGGCGCGGCAATGTCCCATTTTGCCGCCGTTGGCAAAACGGTCACGCACTGCGGGCCACAAAATCGGGTACGCACGCTGATCATAATAATAGCGCGGCGTTTGCTCGTATGTAGTGCTTGCCATAATAATCTCCTTACTGCTTTTCCAGCGCCGCCCGGGCGCGGTCAAAGAAAAATTGAATCACCACCCCGATGGTCTCGTCGGTGATTGCCCAGCTGATGAGCCTGCCGTATTTGCTGGTACTCAGGGCGGCGCGAAGCATCTTGACGACCCACGCTTTGCGCTCTGCGCCGCGCTTCGTACCCTGAATTTCATGCTCGGCCCGCTCGATGAGGTCAAGCACCAGAGGCTTCACGGCTGCGCCGTAGCCCAGCCGAATGCAGCCCAGGGCGTAAAAGATAAAGCCGCCCAGCATGAGCACGAGGGCCACCGGTACGGGAATGACGCCCAAAATGTTATTGATTGTTGCCATGTATTACTCTCCTTTCTCTTTTTCGAGGTCTGCAATGCGGTGGTTTGCCACCTTCATCTGTTCTTCAAGCACCGGGATGCGCTGGGCAAAATTGTTGTGTGTCCGGACTTCCCGGGTCAGCTCTTCCAGCTTGGTTTCGGTCACAGCCTGCTGCTTGTCCAGCTTGGCGTCCATGCTCTGGGCGGTGCGGTTGTTGGAGACGATCACGCCGATCAGGCTCAGACCGCCGGTAATAATGGCTACGATGATTGCTTCGCTCATGCGCCCTCCCGGAGACGGGTCAGGCCCTTCTTTTCGATGATGCGGGGGTAGTTGAGGGTAGTGACGTTGAGGTCTACGTCGCCGAAGATGCCCGGCACAGCGCCTTTACTGGTGTGCTGGTGGGAGTTGTACTTAAAGGTAACAGCAGGTGGCTTGCCCGTATAGTCGGCCAGCCAGACGTCCCACCGAGAGGACAGCCGAGCCATGTCCAGCTCGTACTTGTAACCGGTGTAGGTGTACAGTTGGGCGTAAAAACCCATCCGCTCCACCTGTTCCAGCGCGTAGGCGGCAAGGTTGGACAGGTCAAGCGTGGACAGCTGCTTGAGCTTGTTCTCCTCCACGTCTACGCAAACGGGGAGAGAAAACTCCTTGCCGTACACCGCCTGCCGCACAAGGGAAAGCTCTGCATCGGCCATGGCCTCGCTGGTGGCGTAGGTGTAGTAGTAGACACCCACGTCCAGCCCAGCCGCTTTGGCGTTTTTGTAGTTGGCCTCAAAGGTGGGGTCGATGTACAGCCCGTCTTCCCGCTTGGAGAGTTTGCGGTTGGTGCTCACGGTCTTGAGCATTGCCCCCTTGTAGCCAGCCGCTTTGACCTTGCGCCAGCCGTCGAGGGTGATTTTGCCCTGATACCGGCTCACGTCGATGTAGCGGTAGGGTGGTGCGCCCTCCCAGCCGGCCACAGTGTCCACTGTGGACACTTTTTCAAGAGCGGAGGCGTCCGGCTCCTCTGCCTTGTCTCCGGCAGCGTGAGAGAGGGCTGCCAGAAGCTTGGAGATAAAATCAAAAAGTGTTTTCATTCCACGCATCCTTACTGCCCAAGGGCTTCTTCGATTGCTTTCAGGTCGTCAGCGGTCAAGGCGGGGTAATCTGCCGCGATGTCCTCAAAGGTTTCGCCGTTGTTCAGCCGGATGCGGAATGCCCGCACCATGATGCGGAGCTTCAGGTTGTTTAGCGTCTTCATAATTTTAGCCTCCAATCAAATCGGCCATCATGAGTACGAGGTCATCGTTTGCAGCTTCAAGAGAGGTGAGCCGTTTTTCAGACTTGGCTTTAGCAGCTTCGTCCTCTGGAATTTCTCTCAAGATAAACTGCCACGTTCCGTCCGGGGTATCCGTTGGCTGCATGATTTGCACAAGCTCTGCATCGTGCAGGGTGTCTGGGTAAGCGCACCCGGTCATATCACCGTCGCTGGCGGCGATGTGGACTTCCGACAGCTTGCAGTTGAACATCTCTTCGGTGATCTCGGTTGCACTGTGGAACGTGTTGGCGCCGGGGTTCAGGGTCAAGCCCTCAATCAATTTCCCATTTGCAAGGGTGACTGTATAAGTTTTCATGGCTATAAGACTCCTTTCTTTCAGTCCAATGGTACAAGCCCGCAGGATGTTCGATCAGCCGATCAGCCCGACGACGGGACGAACGCCACCGGCGTGGCTGGCGCTGTAGAAGTCCGCACTGCCGAGGCTGTCGACATCCGCGAAACCGGATGCCGAGACGACGTCTCGCAGCCAATACCACTGTCTGTTACGAATCAGCCATGGGGCGAGGTGGAACAAAGGCAGCTGCGATTTGTCGATGGTGTAGTTACGGCAGGTGTTCCGCGGGTCAGTCGCACCGTTCGGCATGGGCGAGAATTGCCGCCCGCCATAGACCATGTTTTCGTTCATAAGCTCAACGGTCGAATCATACCAGTCCGTGCCAGTCGGTGCGCCGCTAGTGACGGCGTTCACCAGATACTGCCGATGGTTCAGGATGTGTGCGGAGCCAAATGCGTTGTTGATCGTGGCCTTCGCCTGTGCAAGCCCAGTCTTGTACATCTCACTGCCGACGTAACCGCTAGTGGTGATGTTGCTGCTGTTCATGCCAGCGGTGTACAGATTGTTCCTCGGAATGACTACGACATGGTGCTTGGCACAAGCCTTATCTCCGGTGTTCAGCCAGTAGTCAAAAGCGACGATGATGTAGTCTACGCCGTTGATAGTCCAGTAGTCGCCAAGGAACAGCCCATCAAAGGTGCCATTTTGAATAGCGGCCCACTGCTCGCTCGTGACGCTGGTGCCGAGGTATTTGAACCGGGGAAGGCAGTTTTTTAGCGCTGCGGCGCTTCCGCTCGTCAGAGCCCCTCGATTAAAGTAGCCCTCTAGCAGGTCGTTCAGAGTCGCCCGGTCTGTCTGGTTTCCTGCTACCACAGGGAGGAGATTGCTGGCCGGGTTCACATTTTTTGCCGAAAGGCTCGGCAGTTCCGTGATTTTTGCCATAGGTTCGCTTCCTTTCTTTTATTACAGGTCATGCGCTGGCACAACCAGATACCAAAGCTACGCACTCAAGCGTCGCTCCCGATTCCGTGGTCAGGCCGACCCCACTTTCGGTGCTCAGGCTCACGGTGCGTTCCTTCAGGCAGCTGTTGACCAGCGCCGACAGTAAAAACGCATCCGCTTCATGCTGCTTACGCAGGGCATCCAACTCAAATTGTAGGGAACGGATGACCACGAAGGAATCCTGGAGCTTTGTCTGCATTTCCGTATATTCATCGGGAATGGAGGCCAGAACTCTTTCCGCTGCTTCCTCGCTGGCTTTTGCAACCTTTTCGCTGGACGAAGCCGCTTTTTCGCTAGCCAAAGCCTTGCTTGCGCTCGCACCTGCTGCCTTTGCATCGTTCGATGCAGAGCTTGCGCTGGAAGATGCAGCAGATGCGCTTTTTCCGGCCGCAGCCTCACTGGCTTTTGCGTTCTTTTCCGAAGAAGAAGCCAAAGCGGCACTTTGTTCTGCGGCGGCTCTGGCCACATCTGCGCCAGCAACATCCGAAAGAGTGTTCAGTGTGTTGGCGTTCATGGGAGTGCCTTCCACGATGGGTTCATCGTTCCGAATCAACGTAATAATTTCCGAAGAACCGTCTGACTTTTTCATAGTCCAACGGCCCGGGTATTTTGCTTTTCGGTCAATAAACTGCATAGTAAGGTTCGCCTCCACAAATTGGCTCGGAGCAGTAAAGCGTGTAATCTTTGGCTATACTTTCGATGTCAGAAAGTATCTTTTCGACCTGATTTATCACACCAAATTTCATAGAAAGAGATTCCGGTACATCCGGAGTAGAGCTTGTTCCGCTGCATTTTGAACGGATGGCTTTCACGCTGGCTATCCAACGATTGGCGTCCTCTGTGGTAAGATAGCTGTTCGGCCCCCATTCGGGGGTAGACGTTCCGGTGAAAGTGATTGTTCCAGAAAAAATCATTTTGGCGTCATCGCCATAGTAGGCGCTGCCGTGTGCAATGTCGATGTAGTCGTTTGCTACGACCCAAGATGGCTCGACAGAGGGCGGATAGAAGTTGTTGGCGGCGGCGAAATAGAGCTGATATTCGA